TAATGTACCAAAAGAAGTTTCTTTTTTATAAGATACTACTTTATTAATACCTGAAGCTGTTGCCATTATTTACTCCAAAAATTATTGCTAATTGTGTAATTGTTAAAATTATTTTAAATTAGAGATTGAATCATTAATCAAATTGCTCTGAATAGTATCTAATTCTTATTGTAATCTCTGCTCTATTGTCGTTGATGTAGACAGGGGATATTTGCGGAGTCCTATCTACTATTATTTTATCCGAACCCTCAACTAATGTTGTTCCTCTTTTAAAATAATCTTGCACAAGCTCTGCCATGTCGGAGATACGTCCCGCACCTTCACCTTTAGGGTAAGATAAGACAACTTGATAAAAACCTACTTCACGGAAATAGCCATCACCAAGAGTAGGGTTCTCAGGGGTAATTGGAGCTAAGACAGATCGTTGATAAGCTTCACCAACTTTGGGAGTATATGTTACATTCTCAAAAGCTGTTTTAGATGAACCTAATCCTAAAGGCATTGAAGTTAATTTGTTTTGAAAGGCTTTTCTAATATTCTTTTGTGACATCTAATACCTCACAGTTTACTAACCTTTTGTGCTACAGCTTCTAAGATAGCTACTGCCGAAATGACGTTGTTCTCAACTACGTGATACCCTTCTTTGTCACCCCAACCATGTAGTGCTCGTAACCCAATAGACTCCCAACCTTCTTCAACTTTCTCAGCGTGATCAGTATTATTAGTCACGAAAACTGTTTCTTCAAAGTTATACGCTTTCCCTTTGATTATGGCATCTACAACTGCTGCTGTCCCTGCTGCATCTGCCGATCTAACAGATTTATCAGGACTCCCCAAACCAATATTCCAAGAGTTCTTAAAATCACCTACCTCGTTGTAAACTTCACCCATCCTTGAAGGGTAAACTTCAACACCAAGAGGGGATTCGTCAACCATGTGGGTTGTTATCTTCTCTGCACTCTCACCAACAAGCATTTTAGATTTAAGTTTAATCTTCTCTCTTAATGAAGCAATACCTTGCTTACCTTCATATACTGCCATGTTGTACCTCTTTAATCGTTAAACTGTTAAACCGTTAAACACTTACACAGAGGACACGCCACATACAAGCTTCACCAAAACCTTCGTATTTACTAACCTCTACAACCTCAACAGATTCATCTACACCTAAGAATATATCAGTAACTAAATCACCAACTTTAGGTCTTACAGCTAGGTCAGTTGCGGAGATAAGGAATACAGTTAGTTTCTTACCAACAAGGTTAGGAGATTTAACTTCCTTGTACTTAGGTTCTGTCTCAAACATCTTGATTGTATATAACGTACTTATTGTTTCTACTGTTTGAGTTTCACGATTATATGTTTCACTACCAATACTCTTGTAAACTCGTGTCTTACCATGTTTACCAATCAAGCGTTTTGCACCTGATTTGAAACGGTTAGATTGTAAATCCATATTCACTACCTTAAAGTGTTAGAGTTTAAAAGGTTTAAAAAGTATTAGGAAATCTCTTAAACACTTGTTGGTTTGTGTTATTTGTACAACTAGCATCACCATCTGTAGGGATACCTGCATCTACATCAACAACCAAGTTATCGTAGTTTTCTACGTTAGCTCGAATATCTGCTACGCTAATTCCACCCGCATAAGGCATTGCACCATTGATAGCGAAACTAAAGTTAGGATCGTTCATGTACATTTGTAGAGTTTTATAGTAGTTGTTAAACCAATCTTGAGACCACTCTTCGAGAACATCAGCTTTAGTGTGTGTTAGTTGGGATAAGATAAACAAAACAGTCTTACCACAATCTAAGCATGTTCTACGAATGTTGTTATTGTTCTTTGTTAGGTAATGAGTGATTTCATCATCAGATAGGAGGTCATAAGCATTCCCAATTAAACCGATGGTTAATCTGACCTCTTGGACTAATGTTAATGCCATTATGATTTCCTTTATTTATAATTCTTTTGTTTACTATTCTAATTGTATATTATTCTAATTACTTGTAATTCTAATATCGATGCAACCTCACGAGGAAGTTGCATTGTATTAAAACTTAAGTGTTCTAATTAAACACTAGCACCTTTAACTGCACGAACCACACATTGTGGACGTTTCATTAAATTCAATGTGTTCATCTCTGATTCAATTTCGATCTTAGAGCCTTTACCATCTTCGTATACGAACAGATACCCACTTTCTCCTAACGTATTAGCAAGATCAAACTTGTTAGCAGGGGAGAAGTAAGTTTTAAAAGCGTCAGAAGTATCTAGAGGAAGGTAATAAGCATCACCGTCTGGAATCAACGCTTGTGTTACGCCTGAAGCATCTTTGAACTTTCCGTTGTAGCGGATAAGAAGGATGTCTCCGTGGCGGAATTGAGTCCAGTTACCGTTACGTAGAGGTTCTTGTGTAGAAGTGTAGAACTTGTACGCTTCTTTAACACCAGCTTGAGCGATATACGCATCAAAGTAAGATGGTGAACAAAGGGCAATAATGTCAGAAGGTGTATCACCATTCAAAATAGTGTCTTGGATATGATCTACAATTTCACGTTGCTTACCAAGAACGTCTGTAGCAGCGTTGGTTAAATCCATTGCAACTTGTTTACGAGTTACGCCAAAGTCAGTGTAGACGTTACCAACAACAGTACCGTTTGGAGCATAGATGTCACCAGAGGTAAGCATCTTAGCACGAGCTGTTTCAAGGGTAATAGCGTGAGATTTACGAATCGTCTCAAGTTTACGCATTTGAACAGCAGCTAGGCGTTCAACTTGTTCTTCACCATAAGCTCGTTGACCTTGTACATCTTGTGGAGTAATGTAGTCGTCAAGAGGGAAGTGAGGAATTGCGTATGAGCGCATAACACGATCAGGGTCTTTAGAAACGTTATTACGTTCACCACGAACCTTATCTGAAATCAAACCAATTACACGATTTGAATGTTCAAAAGTAACCGTATGTTGAGTTACTGGTTCAACTTCAAAGATACCTAGTTGGTTAATCAAACCGTATTCATTAGGAATATCTACAAGTTCTTCTGTTAAATCTGTAACTTTAAAACCGTTACCATAGTCACGAATAATCATTCTTATATTTCTCCGTTATTCTTATTAAATTGAATCGTTTGCTAAAATTGAAGCAGTTGCAAGAGAAGCATAAGCAGCAGCAAGTTTAGTTGCATCGTTGAAAGAGCTGTGTGGTTTTAAACCAGTTTTACGTACAATAGCTGGACCTCGTACGATAGCTAGAACTTTAGTGTCAGTAGTTGCTGGAACGGTAACATCTAACGCAAAGATGTTCTTACCTACAACAACAGCTACAGGAGCTTCAGAACCATCGGTAGCAGTCTGTACAGACTCTTTATATTTACCAGTAGCGGTTACTTTACCAAGTAGCATACCAAGAGATAATGTCTTAGCTGTATCATTAACAACTACAACTTCACGTGTATAAGCTAATGATGGTTCATATTCATGTTTTACCACATCTGAGAAACGTGGGGTGTCTTGTGCAATAATCATTTTATTTTGAATCTCCGTTATGGAATTTTTGAAGTGACCAACCTTTTTGTGTTTTTGAGGGTTTGGTCGCAAATAAGTTTCTAATTTGTTTTGGATCTAATTCGTATGTCCTGCAAAGCTCAATTCTCGTACCAACAAATATGTCACCGCTTTTATGATAAAACGTGTATATTGTGTCATCTTTATGGGGTGGACTATTGTATCGAGTTTTAGACATTTTTTGTTTTGTAGCTTCTGTATGTCGTTTACCAAGTTGGCAAAGAGATCTGTTTAACCTCATTTCATCAGTAATCACCATATTAGCTAAGGCTAATCGAGCAAGCTCTAAGGAGTGTTTATTCTTTTCTTTTAAAGATAGTCTACGCTCTTCTGGCATAACATACCCTGAAGTGCCTTCACCACCATCTGTTAGGTTGCAAAGATTGTAACCATCATTTCTGAGGGTCGCTATAATCTCTTTCTCTAACTCTAGCGACAACGACTCTTCAAGATTAGCAAATAGTATTTTAACAATACAACCATGCTTATTTCTAACTCGTTGCCAATACTGACTCCTGCCACTGAAATCGTAAGCTCTGCGATTGCAACCTTTACCAACATAAAACGGTTTCCCGTCTGTTTTACGTAAATGTAGGTAAACGTAAAACTTGTTGGAGGTCGCAATAATTGTCATATCTTAATATCCTCTATTACTTGTTTTTATTATATTTAGCGTCAATCATTGCTTTAAGCGCTGACTTCTGAACTTTCTCACCAGCTTCAGGTGAACCTTTTTCTTTAAACATCTCTGATTCATCTACTTTAGCAGTAAGAGCTTTAACAACATCTACTACATCTTTAAATGCTTCAGCATCTAAGTCTTTAACAGCTTTAAATAGTTTAGCAGAAGCATCTACATCAACTACAGCAGCAACTACTTCAGCTTCACGAGCTTTCTCAACAGCTTCTTTTTCTTTAGCTTTGAATAACTCGATTTCTTCTTTAGCTTTCTGAATGTCAGCTAGAGCTTTTTGAAGTTCTACTTCTTTTGCATCATACTGAGCTTTTTCAATTGTTTCTTGTGTCATTTCATTTTCCTGTGTGTCGGCTTTAGAAGCCTTAGTTTGTTTAGGATTTACACCCTTTGTAGGCTTACCGCCACTTTCACCATCTAAGTCTTTCTTTACTTCTTGTAACTTGAAAGACTTTTCAATAAACTGTTGATCTTTTAATAGGTTTAAATATTGATCTTCTGTAAGAGAGTTAATGAAATCTGTACTACCTTTAGCTAATGTAGCTGATTTAAGAATCTCAATACCTTGTAGTTGATCTTCAACCCATTCTTTACGATCTTGACTTGTTGGACGAGTAATTGGATCGCCCCAACTATCTACAGCACCATGTTCCATTGCTTTCTCACGATACCATGACCAAAAGCTTTGAGTTGAGTATTCTTCGCTGTCATCTTCACTTGGTTCATAACCAAACAATGTAGCAAGTAACTCAGCATCTTCTCCCCAAACATGGAAGAACTTTTCTAAGAAATCAGGTAAAGATAATGTAACTTTAACTTGACTAGCTTTCTCAATGAACTCAGGAGAATATTTATCTGTCGCTTTCATTACCAAAGTAGTTCGTCCATTTGCACCACCACCTTGTACTTTGTGTACTAGAGCTAGGTGAGAACCTTCTTTTTCAAAATTAATATCTGTGAGTTTTCGTTTAGCTTTGACTTTATCAGTCATCTTGACCTCCTTCTAAATCTTCAGCATTTGCTGTCGCACCGATTGATACGGAGCAATAGTTCCCTGCTTTAACCTCAGACCATATCTCATCACAGTGGAATTGCAAGACTGAAATCCAATCGCCTGCTTTGATAACCTGTTCACCAATTTGCATACCAACAGGAGCAATATAGCTCTCTACAACAGAGAATGTATCGGTATCGAAAAGATGCAAGAGGTTTGCTTTGCGACAGTAGGTGTTGAAATTATGACAAGCTTTGCGAACTTCATTAGCGTCATATACATCCCCATGTAAATCAACTTCATCAGGAGAGAGTACAAGGAATGTCGCTTGTTTTAATTCTTCATTTGCTTGTTTAATAATTGGAATGTTTGTCTTTTTAGGACGCATATACTTACCCTTATTATTGTAGTTGAGTAAGCTTATATTTATTGTGTATAGCAATCAGTGTTGCTCATAGCTGTATTATATAACCAAGAATTTTATTTGTAAATACTTTAATTAAATATTTTTATAAATATAAGCTTTTATCATTACTTTTGTTTATTGTTAAGCAAAGGTAAGTTACCCTGCAATTTCATATTGCTACCCTGCATTATCCAAGTTGTTGTCGTTGTCGTTACCTGTAGTAGCTGTTCTACGACTTCCCTCTAAAGGATTATCTAATTCTTGTCCAGCCTTACTTGTATTATCTGTTAAGATTTCATCTAAGTCTGTATCTTCAGGCAAGGAATCTAAACCAAGTAAATTAAGTACACGGTTAACAACAGGAAGTGTCTTAGGTAAGATACCAATGCTACCAACACGCTGTAAGAATTTTGACGTTTCTTCTAATGAAACAGATTCAAGATCATCAACAGCAATGAAAGGTAATCGTGTCATCTCCCAACCGTTCATACGAGCAATTAGAGGAATTAGATGATGATTTACTACGTTGCAAATCTCTTTCAGCTTTGATTCGATAGCGATAGCTGATAGGCTATTCTTAATATTACCTAGAGCATAACTGCCTGAACTGCCTTGACCCATAATTAAAAGATCAGCACTTAAAGCTGTAAGGATAGCGTTACTGTAGTATTGCTTAATGTTTGTTGTGTCATAAGCTTTACCACCTTCGTTCTTTAACAACTCAAACTTAAACAGGGGTTGTTTTGTTGTTTCATCGTAAGCTAGAGGCAATACCATACCTGATTGCTGATTCTGTTGGATGTTACGAACAATATTCTGCCATTCACGATACTGTGCTTTAGTGGTTTCATCGGCATCTTCTGCCATAATTTGTGGAGGAATCCATGCAACAGGAACTCCACTTAAATCCCTATTTAAACCCACGCTTTCGAGTTCTTCTACAGCAGTTTTATACTTCCACGAATAGTAACAAGCTTTAAGAGGTGAATCACCAACAGGAGAATCTTTATTCTTACCTAAACGGAATAACAAAAACTTATTACGTGGGATTGTAATTTCTTCACCTTTAGATGAAAGTAATACTTGTCCACGTTTACCTGTCTTAGCTACTGTTTGAGTTAAACCAATTAGGTTTTGTTCATCATCGTATTTCCATTTAGAGATACTATCTTGAGAACGGATAGGTAATTTTCTAATACCAATCTTACCATCATTGAACAAACTTCCTTTAGAGTGCAGTCGTTTCCGAAGTACAATCTCATTCACACAGAAACCATACTTATTCATACTAGCAACTTCTTGAATGAAGTCTTGCCAAGATTGACCATCCATATCTTCAAATAAGCATTCACGAATGAAGTTAGCATAAGCTTGTTCTTCTTCACTTGCTTGAGGGTGTGGTTTAACTTCAAAGTTAGCTTTAAGCATCATGTGCTCATAGTAATTCAAAGCTGAAGCTACTGTAGAATCATAACCCATTTGTTTATACGTTAAGATACTTTGAGGGAACTGCAACTCTCGTTTTAATTCTTCGTTAATCTGACCTGCACTAACTCTTAAACCAGTATAACCTAATTGCTGAATTGTAGAACTTAGAGATGCTTTTGATGCTTTGGTTACATCTACAGGTGCGCTAGCACCTACTGTTTCACTCATGTTTTATTCCTTGCATTAAAAATCTCTATCGAATGGGTTAGCTTGTGTAAATGAAGTTAGGTTGAAAGATGGTAGTACCATTTGTCTACTGATGTGATTGTATGCGTCAGAGGTCGCATCTACTTGCATTGTGTTAAGATAGGGGCATTAACCCTATCCCAATCCTTAGTTTTGTTTTTGACGATTTACAGGAGGCTTTCTTCCGTAACGAGAATCCCAAGCTCTTGCATTAACTGCACCCATAGACTTGTTTTCATGTTCCGTAATGAATTGGCATGTTTGAACACTATAGACAGTACCATCACCTTTTAAATCTTTATCTAACTGATACCGAGTTTTTGAACAATCTCCACCCTCTAACCACTTATCGAAGTTGTCAAGTGTCGATATATCTTCAAGGAAAAGTGCAAAATTATGCCATCTTGGGGCAATAACCACTGTACCTTTATATCCTCGTGTATCTGTTGTTGAATAACAACGCTTCATCATATTGCGCCACAACTGTCTTGCCTTAGTCCAGTATACGATAGATTTGTCAAAATCACCGTCAAAACCAACACCAAGACAACTAGGGTAGTATTGGTCTTTTACCTTACCTGCCACTAGATTGTCAGAGAAAACCTCTTTAACTGTTCCTGTAATAAGGAATTTTACAGTAATTTTCTTTCTCTTTGCTATATGAATTACTTGACATTCAAGTCCAGCGTTTGTTGTATAAATATCGCCAATATTCATAGGAATACTCCCATATCATTTGTTTAGGATTGCTGTATGTTGCCATACAGAGCAGACTATATCTTCTACATCGAATGATGTAGCTCACCGTTTCGCACCATTTGGTGCTACGCCCGTACATTCATCGGGGCTAGTCGTTACACGTTCCTGTAATTTACAGGCTTCGCTCGGTATTGTCTGTATCAATTCTGTTACAGAGTTTCACCGAATTAGATGAGTTTAGCGATGACCAACATTAATCATCGTGTCCTTTCCTACCACCATCGAATTGCTCTAGTTCGTTTAAGTAATAGGTATTCCATTGTTCTTCTACAGAGTAACCTTCGTCACTGACGTACTGAACATAACCTGCTTCTGCCATAGCAGCAAAAGCTCCGAAACGCAGTACCTTATTAGCTTTAGGTTTGACTAACCTTACAGTAAAACCAAACTCAGCTAATTTAGCTTGCAGTGTTTTAGCATAACTTTGTCCACCTGCACCTGCATCTAGTGGTAATGTAATAATTACATCCCTACCATCAGCAAGAGCTGTTTTAAGGATTAACTCCTCAACACCTAAGAACTTCTTCCTGCAACGTACTACATGCTCTACTGTATAAACTTTATTCTTATCTTTTGACATAAGAACCCCTGCTGTGTAATCGGGGTCTCTGTATTTTTCACTCGGTTCTGATGCTGCTAAATCCCAAGCTCTTACTCTCTGTACTACATGGATAGGAGGGTGTTTAATCATCTTAACCCAAGCACGTTTAAAGTAACCTGTGCCTTCTTCACGAGCTGTCCAACTACCATAAAGTAATCTATCTTGCTCAACACGAGATTGTTCTTTTAACTTACCAATATACGCTTTAGAGATGTACGGGTTATCGTAGACTGTACTACCAATAACACACATTGAAGTAATACCACTATCTTCTTCTGAACCATAAACAGCTTCAGCTTCTTTTCGTGTAGCATACCAATCTAAACTACCGTCACGTTGTTTAACAAAGTATCGTGTTACGCCACGCTTATCAGGATCAGGAATACCTGTCTCAGGGTCTAACCACCACCATACCCAATCTTTTAGGAATGAATCACAGTGAGGGTTTGTTGCCATACATAACGAAGCTTTATGATACCTTTCAGCATCAGCGTTACGGTTACGAGAACGGAGATATGTAATCATCTCTTCTGTAAATTCTGTTGCTTCATCGAATGCAATGTAGTCTGCTTGTAGACCTTTAAACTTCTCTTTAGCTGCTTCGTTCTCATAGTGAGAAAACTGCAATGAAGCCCCTGTTGAAAAGATTAATTTACGATCTTTAATTTTAATTTTTAAGTTAGGGTCAACTCTGCTGTATAAAGCAATAGCGTCATCCCAAAGACCACCTTGTTGTAATAGCTGTGTAGATGTCCTACGGAAGATTACACCTCTTGAATAAGGACAACTGATATATCTTAAAAATCTTAATAAAATAGAATATGATTTACTACTACCAGCACTACCACTGGCAATAGTAATATCTGCCTCAGAGTTAATGAACAACTCTTGTGGTTTACTAGCAGGAGCAATTACGTCTCTTTCTTGTTGCATTGCTTCCCTACTTTATATTGCAAAAGGTATTATCCCTCTGCTACTTTAAATGAAATGATTGGAGCTAAAGGTTTATCATCTTGATCTTCGTCATCAGATTTAGCACTAGCGTTTACAGGTTTATATAAATCATCCATCATGTCTTGATATGTTTTCATAATGAATACTGCAACTTTAACTTTAGTAGCTTCGGTTGTTTTTTCATCTTCAAGCATATCTGTAAACACTTTAAGAGCTTTATTATTTAAAGGTTTTAATCGTCTAAGAATTTGCTTAAACTCTTTCTCACGATACTCTGTTCCAGTAAGAGACTTGGGGTTAACTAAATCTTTTGCTTGAGGTCTACCATAAGGATTACCAGATTCTCCTGCTTTAAACACCATTGGAATACTCCTTTTTTTATTATTTAGTGTATGTTGCATTGATGACCACGCTAACCTGTCTCAACACCGAGAACACATAACTGTCCCCCTCTCCACAACAACCCGTTAGGGTGTTTATTGAACTTAATTGCTAAGTTCTTATTTATTGTTATTTTCTTTCTTATTATAAAACTAAATTGTTGATTGCTAGGTACGTGACTCCTAGAACGACAGCTCTACATTACCTCCACTGACTCAACCAACAAAACTTTAATAGACAGGATTGTTATCAATAGATAGGGTTCTTCTGAGGAGTCACACAACCATAAAACATTTGCTGTTCTACAATACCTTCAAATTTAGCATTCTTGTTGTTATCAACAGGGTTGTAATAACTATCACGTAAGATTTGATTAACTTCATTCCTACACACATTACAGAATGTTTCTTCAACTTTCATCCCGTCACTTAATGTACGAGTTCCTGTTGGTCGAAGTAGTCTCGTATTACAACAAACGCACCTGCACATAAATATTATTCCTAATTATTATAATTTTATTGATGAAATGAAAGCTAGGAATCGAACCTAGACCGTCAGCGCAATGCCAACACAGAACTAATCTGATCTTTCTATGCTTCCGTTACACCACATTCACTTCTCAATAAAATTGCTAGCTTACCTATCAGCACACAACACAAATATGAACGTCTTGTCGAAACATATTCAGTGATTTACGTGAACAACTAGAGTCAAAAGTCAAGACTACCATCACTCTAGGGATTGAGGAGTATCACTCGCTCTATACAAAACAACAGCTTTGGTCTAATGCACGCACTAGATAAGATGTTCTGTTGTCTCATATCTTTAAAATTAGATGACCTTTGTGTACGGTGGAAGGTCATAACACCATAAGCTAAACAATTAAATCCAAACAAACAATATGCCACAGATTTGTTTAACTTTTTCAATCCACATTTTACTATCTAAACACGTTCTTCTCTGTACTTAACGCTAGAGTTGTAGTTTAGTATGAAGGTAGTGGAACACCTATATCTGAAATGAGGGTGGTATTTTTGTTAAGGTGAATACCGCCAAAACACCTATTTAAGTAACCAAACAGTTTGAGCATCTACCGCTATGTCACAGTACAGCACAAGAGACATCCCTCATTCTAGGCTTGTTTGGTGTTGTTAAAAATCCAAGTATTTGAGCATCGTATGTCTAATCAGTAATCGTCATTACCTTTCATACCAGCAGAACGCTACATATACAAATATGTATTACATTCTTCTAAGCTTCTTGGATATTCTTTAGTGTTAGTTGCTAGTTAGGATTATCTAGCTCATCTAGCATCAAACAAAGCGAAGGAGATGACACAATGCTTGATGGATGTCCACAAGGAGAGATATAATTTAGTGTGAGGTTGGTGTACCTCACGGTTATCAAGGGAGTAGGAGAACTCCGATATAACACCTTTACCAAACAAGAAGTAATGCATGTTTTCTTGTGGGTATAATTAAGAGTATACACCCTATGTAGCGATTCTGTCAATAGTATTTAGCACGAAAAACAAACAAAACACAAATATTTTTATATTTTTACACCAAAAACATGTTAAATCTGTAGAAATTAGATCGAATTAGTAAGAAACACTACAAGATTAGGTTTAATTGGGTGAATTGAGTTTGTTGTGTTTAACTCAATCAAGTATCTTCTTAGCACCCAGTACACCAAACACAACAGATCGCTACGCTCTAGCACCAAAATAAGAACAACACCTAAGACAGGTATATAATCTAATCATATCTAAATAAGATTTATTCTTATTAAATCATATAGAAGCATATCTAATACAGTATGTAATACTTAAAGTATTCTTTAGATATACATAAGATATACTTATAGTAAGTATTTATATTAAGTATATTATTAGTATCTAATATAAGTATTATAGTAAGTATTATATTTAGTATATATTAATATATGTATATATCTTTAAAGCTCTTGAATCCTAGATAGCTCATGTATTCAATATAGTAATATTATTTAAACTAGATAGATATATCCAACCCCACAACCCCTAAGACCAATACTAGTTGATGAGTTTTATTTTGTCAACCCCCTGTCAAGCAATTTATTTTGTAACTGAGGTTAAGTGTATGTAAAACAAAGTAAAATAAATATCTCAAATTTGTTGTGTTTAGGGGTTGCAAATATTGAAGTGTTGATGTAGAATAGAACGTATAAACAAACAAAACATAAGAGTTAGGAGACTTATGTTTTAAACTTAATATTTGAGGAGGTTATATGAAGTACGAAGGAAAGATTTTTAAAACTAGCCGATTTGGTAATGTAGTTGTTACTAAATACATTGACTATCGAAATGTGCATATTAAGTTTGTCGAGTCTGGCTATGAGACTATAGCCGAGATGGGCGCAATTAAACATGGGAATGTTAAAGACAGGTCTGCTGCCACCGTTTTTGGAATTGGTGTTTTAGGAGACGCGGTAATGTATGCCAATGGTAAGCAGTTGAGAGAATATGATTTGTGGCAAGGAATGCTTAGAAGATGCTTTGATAGTAAACTTCACGCAAGGCACAACACTTATATTGGATGTACAGTTTCAGAAAAATTTAGATATTACCCCTACTTCAAAGATTGGTGTAATAACCAAGAATATTTTTATAGTAAAGACAATAATGGACGTTCTTTCCAATTAGATAAAGATATTCTAGTAAAAGGTAATAAAATATATAGTGAAGATACATGTTGTTTTGTACCAAGTGAGGTTAACAGTTTACTTGTAAAAAGAAACAACTCTAGGGGAGTTTGTACCCTTGGTGTGTATTTTAACAAAACAAAAGGTAAGTTTGTTGCTCAATTAAATAAAAATGGAAAACTGATAGGATTGGGTTATTTTGATTCAGAACTAGAGGCTTTTCTAGTTTATAAAGAAGCTAAAGAAGCTTATATTAAAGATGTAGCAAATAAATGGAAAGAACAGATTGACCAAAGAGCTTACAACGCTCTAATGAACTACGAAGTAGAAATTACAGATTAATTAACAAAGAGGAAAATTAAACAATGAGTCAAGAACTTTTACATGACAACAGTATTCGAGTTACTGAGTACAGCCTGATCGATTTTACATTTGCTGTAGCTGACTTAGGTGCTCGTGGCTTCGTACCAACTCTGTTGAACGGTAGTCACCCAGAGGGTGGAATGGGGAGTTGGTATACTTGTATTATGGTTGCTCGTGACCAATATCGTATCGACAAAGACGGTAATCATGTAAACGTACCAGATACATCAAAGGAAACAGCTCTAAAAGACGATTCTGACGATGTTAGTAGTGTAGGTGGTACAGGCGTTTCTGAAACCGCAAATACGGCTAAAACAGCAGTAAAACGAACAGCAACGAAGAAATCTACATAAGGAGAGTAAAGTGGAAAAGTTTGCATTACCTTTAGAGGTGTTGAAGATTAATTACAAAGACTGGCTTCTGTCTGCATATAATTATTACGTAACTTTTGAAGAAACAGTTTTTGATGACTATGGGTGGGACGATATGTATTATCACTACATGAAGAATATCGAGCACTTTCCATTCCTGAAAGAAGTTGGGATGTCAGAGTGCGCTTCTTTGTATTATGTGAAGAAGTCTCATTTCGAGGAAGAGCTAACTAAATTAGGTGTAGATTTTTAACTGAGGTTTAAATATGATTATAACTAATATTTCACGTTCTGAGATGCTAAGACTAACTCAGACATCGTTTGGTACTCGAATCTTATTGTGTTTTAATAGTCCTCAACAAGTACGACAAGAATTAGGTAATTTTGTAAACTTCTTGAGAGATGAACAAGCAGATTTTGTTGTTCGACACCATCAAGGTGAGATTGATTTAGAAGGTTCAAAGTTGATGTTTAAGGTTGTGTCTGATGAGAGTGTTAAAGAGAAACTAGCAGGGATATTAGTTAGTTCTGTCATTTTAAACGATGTAAAACTTTCAACAAGTAGTATTCTCCAACTTCAACACCGTTGTTGGAGATAAACATTAAATAACACCAACACACCTATTGCTAGTCGTGTTTAGGTGTGTTACTTTAAAACCAACATAACAAATTAACTATTTTAACAAGGGTGTAGGAGAATGCAATATGTCAAATTCAGCTCAACGGTATAGCAAAACTCATCGTAAAGGACGACAAGACAAACATCAGGATCGTGAGTTTCGTGGTATTGTACAGGAGGTTGAAAACGCAAAGTCAAGTAATGAAAAATACAACTTATCGTGGTTCAAACCTAGTGGTCGTCAGCAAGATATTGTGGATGCTATTGATCAATATGATTGGGTTGGTGTTCAAGCTCCATCAGGTTGTGGTAAGACAACCACTGTTGTATGGAAAGCTTTAAACTTACTTGGTAAAGGTTATCGTAAGATTGTATTTGTTAAGAATCCTACAGAAGCAGGAGATGACCAAATCGGCTTCCTCACGGGAAATGAGGGTAGTAAATTAGAACCTCACTTTGATTCAATGCGTGGTGTATTCTTAGACTTCATGAATAAAGGAAAGCTTGAGAGTGATGAGAAGAATGGAAACATTCAATTCAAAATCCCTAACTTCCTTCTCGGAGCTACAATCTCAGATGCAGTTGTGATTTTAGATGAGTGTCAAACTTATTCACCAAACACCTTGAAACTGCTTATGGAGCGTGTTGATGATAGTTGTAAGCTTCTTCTACTTGGTGATTCGTTGCAACGTTATTCTGTGAAAAAGCGTGATGATGGTTTCACTGACTTATTAAAACGGGTTACAGAGGTTGATGAAAAAGGACGTTATTCTGTTGAACCGTTGTTTAAGTATGTTGAATTAACAACAAATGAAAATAAGCGTGGTGCGATTAGTAAACGTGTTACGGAAATTTATTCAAACTAAGGAGATTTAAAATGATTACACAGCAAAAATTTATAGATGTTGTTAGCAAACTAACAGAAGATGATTTCAAAGAAGCTCAAGATTTGATTGAACAACTCGGTCAGTTGTTTGAAGATGAGACATTGCGTATGCACTTCAGTCAAGATTCGCTTGAAACTGTACGAAATTTAATTAATGATAAGTACAGCGATGAAGTAACGATTGCTGTATTAGTGTCTAAATTCAAATAAGGAGAAACAAATGAAACGAAAGATGAATAATGAAGACGTATTCGATCTACTACAATCGTCTGAACAGTTAGATTACAGCTTAAGTAGTATCACCCACAATAAGTTTGAATTTAACTTAGATGAAGATATTAAAGAACCTAGCTATTATCGGAATTTGATTGAAGTGTTAAATAACGCAACGGAGCAAGATTTAGTTGTGTTAAATATCAACTCAGGTGGTGGTCATTTAGATAGTGCAATCTCAATCATTGATGCTCTACGAAATACACGAGCTAACACTTTAGCTTGGATTTCAGGGAGTGCTTACTCTGCTGCTGGAATCATTGCTTTATCGTGTCAGAGCTTAGAGGTTGGTGAGTTTGCAACTCTAATGTGCCATAATTCACAATACGGTTTAGGAGGCTACACTACAGACATCAAAGATCGTGCCGTGTTTGAACACAAAATGATTTCTAAGATCATGCACAGTGTTTATAAGCATTTCCTTTCTGTAGATGAAGTAGAGGCTGTACTATCTAATAAAACAATCTGGATGGATGCAGATGAAATTGTAGAACGATTCGCTAAGATGCAAGAAAAACTACAAGACGAGTTTGAAGCTGAATTAGAAGCTTTCCAAAAGGAACAGGAAGATACTCTTGATTGTGGTGTGAAGCCTAAGAAAAAGAAGATTCTTCCTAGCTGATTGTAGTTGACACACAAGGATAAGGTGACGTATGATTGCCTTATCCTTTTTATTTGAATGGAGAAATATGTGGAAATTAAAGACATTGTTGAACAAGAGAAACACAAACGTACTCTAGTTAAGATTAAGAAACGTGAAGAAGCTTTAACACGAAAACAATTCCTTAAAGATTGCAAGAAGTTTTGGAAAGAGTATAAGAAAGTTGAGAGTCCTTACTTTTGGTGGTTAGGTTGGTTCAGTATTTGGAAATTCGTTTCAGAAACATACTACCTAGACTGGTACAGACTTGATGCGCCAAAAATTTATAAAGATCACAGTTGGTTTGAAAAGAAATGGGTTATAGAGGATTGTGAGTTTTGTTGTGTAAATGTCTACAGAAGAGCTGATCCAAACCTAAACAGAATTTACTTTTATTATTGACATAGGAGATTAAAGAGTGCTAGATTGTATACTACGTTTTATCGTAACAATTCTAATTATTACAGGAATTGCTCTCCTAATACCTACACTTGTGATATTCTTTTTACAAGTAGCTATTACAGCTTGTGTATTCTCCGTAATAGTGTTTATTCTAAGTTTGTTTTATAAAGGAGATAAAGATGAAAGTATACACACTGAATAGTTTTGCTCAAAACAATGAGACAGGTTTCTTTGATGAATACTATGATAATCATGGTGTATTCATTATGAAGCATTTTGCTGAACAGTTTTCTAATCAGCACGACCTAGAGCATAGAGAATTGTTTGGTGAAAATTTACGATATGTTATTGAGGAGTTTGAATTATGATACTTAAATTCCTTAAACAATTGTTCTGCTTTCCACACCATTATGAACAAGAGTTAAGTCCTTTTGATGATGAGTGGTGGGAAGAGTGTAGACGTTGTGAAAAAGTACGAAAGGTTAAGAAAGTTATAATTTAGGAGATTTGTTATGCAACTTTTATACATTAATGCAGATTTTGATGAAAATGGATTAGAAACTAAGATTTATGATAGTATTGAATCTTTTGTAGAAGATCGAATTGGTATTGCTTATAGTGTCTTAGAACTGGAAGTATTAGCCGAAGACGAGGATGACGTAGATGTAGTGTTCGTATTAGATTTGCTGAAAACAGGTTCACATGAAGGTGAGTGGAGTACAGAAGAAGTTTGGTTAATTGAAGATGGTAAGTTTAAACAAGGCATCTAGGAGCTTGATATGGACATTAACAAAACACAAGCTTTACACGACTTACAGAAAGCACTTTTATCTATTAACGGAGCAAGTCGTAGGTTAGGTATTAGCACAAATGAAGTGGTTATCATTTTACCAAGACACGATTTTAGTTACTTTAAGAATGTGTTAGAGTCAGGTAACGGTAGTTTAGCTAAGTTTTATATTCATATTGATGATGACTCTTTTAAGTTATCAGGAATTACAATTAGTCGTAATAAAGGAGAAAATGAATGAAGATTAAACACCAGAGTAAAAGTTTAAATAGTGAGGATAAATAAATGGGTTGTAACAAACTAAATAATTACTATATAAAAGATATAGATAAAATTATTGATGACAATATAAAACTAAAAACCAAAGGTTACGGATACTTAACAGTAACAGAGAGGTTGAGTGGTGGTTACTGCTGTGTTAAATTTGAGGATACGGGTTGGGTAACTAATGCGAAATTCGACAATATATTATACGGTAAAGTTAGAGATAAGATGGTTAGAACAGCTTATGGTGTGGGTGTCATAGGTAGTAAATATCCAACATCAATGAATGGGAAGAAGATAAGAGAATATTCACTATGGTTATCAATTCTTAGTCGAGTTTATAGTAAAAGTGAAAGGAAATCATTATCAACATATAAGGGTTGTGAAGTATCGGAAAATTTCAAATCGTATGAATATTTTTACGAATGGTGCAATAACCAAGTGGGGTTTAATTCATTAGACGAAAAAGGAAAATACTTTGAAATTGATAAAGATTTACTTATTAAAAATAACAAGGTCTATTCAGAAGACGGGTGTGTATTCATACCACATTCACTGAATACTTTATTAGTAAAAAGTAACAGTATACGAGGGGAACACCTGATTGGCGTGTGTTACAATAAGAAATTAAACAAGTATCAAGCAAACATTAAAAAATATAGTAAACCCATTTATGTGGGGCTATTTGACACCGAGTTAGACGCATTTAACGCTTACAAAGTTGAAAAGGAAATATATGTGAAAGAGCTAGCGCAAAAATACCAGAATGATATTGATGAACGTTCTTATGTTGCACTATTAAATTACAAGGTTGATATAAATGATTAACAATATACGCCCACTATTATCGTGTGAAGTACCTTTAGATAAGGTTAAATTTCCTATCTACATCAGTACAAAATTTGACGGAATTCGTGCATTAGTTATTGATGGTGTCGTTTACAGTAGAAGCCTAAAGCCTATTCGCAACAAGCATGTGCAAAAGTTATTTGGTAAACCTGAGTATAATGGTCTTGATGGTGAATTAATAGTAGGTGATATTTATGCTAAAGATGTATTCCAAAAGACTACTTCTGGAGTTATGTCAGAAGATGGTGAACCTGAAGTAACTTATTATGTTTTTGATATTTTTACAAACAACACAGAGACATATAAAGAACGTCTGTATAACTTAAATGATAAGTTTGTGCTAGATCAACACCCTCATGTAGTTGCTACGCAACAGTTATACATTCAAACAAATGAAGAACTAACTGCGTTACTAAGTAAGGAGAAAGTTAAAGGTGGAGAGGGTTTAATTGGTAGAAACCCTAAAGGTAAGTATAAATACGGCAGATCAACACCTAAAGAACAATTCTCAATGAAGTTCAAGTTCTTTGAACAGGAAGAGTTTGAGGTTGTGGGCTTCATTGAGCGTATGCACAACACAAATGAACAGAAACGTGACGAGTTAGGTTATGCTGAACGTAGTAGCGCTAAAGAGGGAATGATACCTATGAACACTCTAGGGAGTTTAGTATTAAAGTATGGTGATGATACATTTAACTGTGGCACGGGTTTTTCGGATGCTCTTAGGGATGAAATCTGGTCTAATCAAGATGAGTATTTAGGAAAGTTAGCATCAATTCGCTATATGAGTGTGGGGGCTAAAGATAAGCCACGTATACCATCTTTTATTTGGTTTAGACACACAGAAGATATTAGTTAAGGAGAAGATTGAATGGGATGGTTAATATTTGGATTGCTTCTCTGCTTACTTTGTACAGTAGGGATGACAACACAAGAAATATCAGGAGACATTATGAAGATGGTACTAGGCGTTAGCATCTGTCTTTTAATTGGTTGGGTATGGTGGTTGAAATAATGGCTAGTCAAAAAGATTTAGATAAAGTTTATATGGATATGGCAACCTCTATGTCTACACTCTCACACGGACAGAGGGCTAAAGTTGGTGCTGTAGCTGTAACAGCAAATGGTGTTGTAATTACAGGCGTTAATGGTTTACCAAAGGCTCTTGGGAATGAATTGGAATTTAAAGAGTTTGGTATAATACCTGACACATACACTACCAAACCAACTGTAATCCACGCTGAAAACGCAATCCTTGTTAAGTGCGCCAGAGAAGGTGTCAGCATGTTAGGTAGCACTGTCTACACAAGTTTGAGTCCGTGCGAACATTGTGCGTCCATGTTAGCTTCTGCTGGTGTCACTCGTGTTGTTTATAGAGACAAATATAGAAATATAAAAGGTCTCAGTGTTTTAGAACAATGTGGAATTATTGTTGAACAACTGATTGACAACACTTAGCCAGTTGTATTATATTTAAAGAACAAATTAATTAAGGAGATTTTAAAATGAACAACACAGAACAAAAGTTTCATTGGTGGCTAGTATCTTACGCATACTTTCCTGAAAACGGTGGTCAAGGGTTTGGTAGTTATACACAAGGTACAGATTCACATACGTTTGGGTACTCTCAGTTAGAGTATGCACGTAAACGGTCTTCAGAGTTAGCTGAGGCAAAGACAGCTTTAACCTCTGTATCATATCTTGGTGAAATGACACGAGAAGTCGCTTTAGGAGGTTTAGAATGAGAAAGAAGTTTAAAGAGTTGAGTTTAGAGTTACAGACAGATAACTTAGGAAAACATCACGTAAGGTTGGATAACGTAATAAGCAACCAATACATAAACATACTATCAACATCAGATAAAGTACAGGCTTTGCTTTTATTTCAAGATTTATATGATGTCTTAAATAAGCATCAGGAGAATTAGCTATGAAACTTAAAAACAAATTACTATCTATAGGTGCAATTCTACTACTCTCTTGTCAATACTCACCAGTATATGCACAGATAGTAGACAACTCTCTAAACCCTGTTGGTGTAGAGCTTACCCTTTGTGAAAGCATTGCTGAGTTTGCTGAAGATGTATCTAATCTACGTCAGAATGGTGCAAAATACTCAGATGTTATTGCTGTAGCACCTAAACCTGAGACACAAGCTGAGAAAGATATTAAACTTATCTTAGATGAAATTACTTACACTGCTTGGCAATTAAATATTGTAGAGAGTAAATATGGGAAAGCTTATTTAAGTAATGAGTTTGGTAAGCAAGTTTACATGATATGTATTGGAGACTTTAAATAATGGATGTATTTTTACTATTCTTTATTGTCTCTTTCCTAGCTTTAGTAATTACTCTTGCTGTTATGCACATTCGTAAATGCATGAATAAAGGTAAATGCATGAATAAAGGTAAAGGTGATACTACAGCTAAGGAAGAAGTAAAGACGATAGTTGAGAAGTGTTACTTCGAAACGGTTAGTGATGTTGCAACGAAGTGGAAACTCACTCTACCAAAACATAATACACGTATCAAACTACGAAACTCTCGTAAACTGAGAAATAAACGAAAGGGGAAGAAATGAGTAAGGTTTATATTTTATATAAAGAGGATATTTTCAGCATCGAGGAAAATGTTGGTGTAGTAGCTGTATTCTCCTCCTATGCTGCAATGCTGTTATGGTTGAAAGAGCAATGGAGTTTTGAATCTGATGTAGAAGATCAAGATGAGTTAGGTGCGTACTTCTCTGACCAACACAGTATGCACGGTGTACAGTATATGTTGTTTTATCAGGTGCACGACCTAATCGGAGAAACATCTCATAAAACAGACAAACTTGTGCTTTAAACAAGTTAATTAACAATTAAATGAAAATTAGAAGGCTTTATGTCCTCTTTTTATTGCTTTATTGAAAATAAGGGTGTAATATGGGTGTTATATTGAATTTAAGGAGATTTTTATGTGTAATTTAGATAACTTAACAACACTGGTGCAAAGATGGAAAGACGTTGAAGGGATTAAACCTCAAAACGACCAAAAGTTTATTGATGCATTTTCAAAGTGCTTAATTGAGGCAAATTGTGAGGATTTCACATTTGATGGTGATGGTGCTTATTTTGGTAAGCAAGTAACTTGGGAAGTTGATTCTCAGTATTCGGGCATTAGAGACCCACACCTTAATTTTGAAATAGCATACTCAGATAAAGAAATTCGTGTATATGACGGAAGGAATAACGGCTTTTGGGTGTGTGAGTATATCTCTATGAACAAGGAACATGGGAGTTTTAATTGCCTTAAAGAGACACTATTTCAGAAGTTACAAGAAGTTTTCGGTATAAGTTAATTTAAGGAGATTTTATGGGCTACGTTATTAAAATAGTTGAAAGAAAACTGAAACACGCTAAAAGAAACCTAGAATACTACGATGTTCGGTATGGTAACACCAACATTCATCCTTTGACGTATCATGCTGGTTGGAATGTTGGATATTGGAGTGGTAAAGTATCTGCTTATGAAGATTTATTAGATGAGTTGAAAGGAGAGTAACATGAAATCATTTAGTTTAGAATTTCTATCAGAGCAAACACTTGTAACAGATCAGTTAGATTATTCTTCAGATGAAGATGGGAACATTATGATCTTACAAGATAGTATGTATATCACTTTAACACCACAACAACAGATAGCTTTGAAATCTTTATTAGAAGCTCATATTGATACGTTACAATTTGCATGGAGTAAACGATGAAATTTAAGCATAACCAAAAGATCAGGTGTGTTGATGATAGTAAACAGAAAGTATTAAAGGTGGGAGAAATCTATACAGTAGGCACAACTTTTAATGCACCAGATACTCGAGTGTTTATTAAAGAGTGGAAAAGATTTTCTTTTTCTATATCACGTTTTGAGTTGGTTGAGTAAATTTAATAAGGAGAGATGATGAAATTAATTATTGCTGGCGGTCGTGATTTTGAAGATAAGATTTTAGCAGTCCAGTCTTTTATGGGTTTTGCTGCGGATGTGAACACAAACTTATCAAAAGCAAACCCTTTCACAGAAATAGTGAGTGGTGGAGCTAGAGGTGCGGATAGAGTAGGAGAGTTTATTGCTAAGTTTTATAACTTACCTGTCAAACAGTTTATTCCAGATTGGGAAGGTTTAGGTAAGAAAGCTGGTCATGTACGTAATCGAGATATGGGAGATTATGCTGATGCTTTATTAGCTTTTTGGGATGGACAAAGTAAAGGAACAAAAGGGATGATTGACTATGCTACGAAGAAAGGTTTGATTGTTAAAGTAGTAATGTACTGATAAAACTAAGAGAGCTAACCACTCTCTTTTTATTTGACACACATAAATGAAATATGTATAATTGATTTAATTAAACAAAGGAGATATAAAATGCAACAAATTCGATCAGCTTTATCTTTATTCAATGGAATTTCAGGATTACATTTAGCTTTAGACAAAGCACAAATTAATGTAGAACAAGTTTACTACTCTGAGATTGATAAGTTTGCTAACAAAGTTACAGAACAACAATATCCAAATGATATTGCTCTTGGGGATGTAACTAAGTGGAAAGATTGGAATATAGATTGGTCTTCTGTAGACTTAGTTTCAGCAGGGTTTCCTTGTTTTGCTAAAGGTTCTAGCGTTTTAACTAAAGTTGGGTATAAAGATGTCTCAGAGGTTGAGATTGGAGACCTTGTGATGACCCACAAGAATCGTTGGAAAGAAGTTATAACTCTTTTTCACAAGGAAAACTTTATTTACAAGGTTAAGGCTCAAGGTTTAGTTGACACGGAGACGACTGAGGAACACCCTTACTTGGTGTCTAAGATGGTTCGTGTCAACGGTAAGCGTGTTTTTTCAAAACCTGATTGGGTGGAAGTAAAAGACCTAAAGGTTGGCGATTTTATTTGCTATCCAAAAATCCTAAACGAAAATAACCCTCTAAATTTGACGTTGGATGAGGCTTATTTAGTAGGAAGATATATTGCAGATGGTCATACAACGATGCACAATCGTACAGAAATTGGACGTGAAAACGATAGATTTTATAATCTAATATTATCTGTTGGCAGCCATAAAATACCAAATATACCTATTAAGCACCATCTGCATAAACATACACAATCAACACATAGAATGGTGTTTTCTAACAAACGTCTTGTAAATATCGTTGAGGAGCATTGTGGCAGAGGAGCTAAGAACAAGGTGATCAGCCCTATGTTACTGGAGTTACCTAAAGATTTATTAGAGCAATTGGTTCGTGGATTACTAGACGGTGACGGTTCTTCTAAGAGCGGTATTTACAGTTTAACAACCGTTAGTAAGAATCTTGTTATGTCATTAAACCTAGCTATCATGAAGCTTTATGGTGTTGTAGGAAATATTACTTATACAGAACGTCCACCGAAAACTGTAATTTGTGGTCGAACTGTGAATCAGAGTGATACTTATACTTTAAGATTTACAAAAGAGGTTCGTAAGCAGAAACATTACCATGAAGCAGAGGACTACTTCTTAGCTCCAATTAAAGGGGTTGTTGAGACTGGCAGTCTAAAAGATATATATAACATTGAGGTTGAGGATGATAACTCTTACACAGTGAATAACTGCATTGTTCATAACTGTCAAGCTTGGAGTGTTGCAGGAAAGCAACTTGGGGACAAAGACGAGCGTGGTATGTTGTTTTGGACTACATTGGATATTATTAAAACAGTTTTAGAACACAACCCAAAAGCTAAGTTCTTGATGGAAAATGTCAAGATGAAAAAGGATTTTGAGGAGTACATTACACATCATACAACAGAAGCTTTAGGATATGTAGAGAAGACATTAATTAACTCAGCTTTAGTTTCAGCACAAAACCGTAACCGTTACTACTGGACTAACTTTGAAGTCGCACAGCCTGAAGATAGAGGTATCCTACTTAAAGATATTGTTGAGGGTGATAATATTGATCTATACAATGAACTCGAAAATGACATACGAAATGATAAGGTTGTATCGGAGCAAAAGTTAAACGGAATCAGTCAAACCATGACAAGAGCTTTAAATAATGGTAAAAATCCTGACCAAAAAGCGAATAGCTTAACAGCTTGTGCTTACAAGGGGATGGGTACTAATGGTATGACGAATATTTTAGTGAAAAATGATAATGTGGTTGTTAGAGCAACTGTACAGGCTAATGCAGAGCATACATACAATGGGAAAGTACCAACATTAACCGCAGCAATGGGTGTTGGTGGTGGTAATGTTCCGTTATTAACTGATAATGAAACAGCATCACAGTATAAAGGTAAGTATATTGATAAGAATGATCGTTTAAAATACCGAAAGCTAACACCTCTTGAGTGTGAACGACTACAAACTGTTCCTGACAACTGGACAGAGTGCTTATCAAATACACAGAGATATAAGAGTTTGGGTAATGGGTGGACAATTGATGTTATTGTACACATTTTAGAATGTGCTTATAAATAGACAAAACAAAGGAGACTACTGTTTGGTAGTCTCCTTTTTATTTACTTAACTAACTCTTCATCAGAAGTCTCTAACCACTTAAAGTATAAGTCTCTCATTTCTTTACTAGGCATGATAAGATACATCTTCTCTTTCTTACGAACACTTCCACGAAATATCCATTGCACCATACTAGCAATAGCATATAACTCTTTATCTAAGTCAACACCTTTAGAATGACAGAAGTTCCACAACACTGTATTAGGATTCTTCCCAATCAGGTACACCAATACAGATTTATGTGAGTAGTCATTAGTAGCTCTTGCATCTGAGTACAACCAATCAGCACGACTAAACCCTTTCCCTTTGATTAGGGGACGCTTTTTAATCTTACCTTGCTCAGACACGAAATCACTATCGTATTCAGACTTATCATTAGACCAGTTCGCTTTAGGGCATGTAATCAAAATATTCTCTGTCTTTGCTTTAGTAATGGTGACACAGCTAGTAATAGACTTCCTAACTTTCTCAACAACACTCTCAACAGCAGAGTTACCCCACCAAGTTTGTGAGTAAGAATAATTTTCAATATTCTTTAGAGATGGTGTTACAACAACTTCAATACAATCTTTGATGTATGCTTTAACTTCTTCCGTACTTCTGTGTAGTTCTGGTTTAACACGAACAACTTCAATACCATTGATCTTGCACCAAGCACTCATAAAGCTTCCTTCAAACAAGTAAGTAAGTACCCACACTTCATTGAAAGCTGATAAGATTGATACAGGATACTCCCACACCAACAACTCACCATTAACATAGAAAATGCAACCTGCTTCACTTAGTTTGATAAGTTCTCCAAACTCCCACCCATCATCAGGGAACAAGTCTTTCTCTCTATGATAGATGAGTTTCAAACTATCTTGATCTACACTAAAGATTCCTTGTTCAATTAACAAAGCTAAAGACTTCTTACTAATCCCTCTAAACTGCTGATAGGCATCTAAGCACTCATCAATTACAAGAACATTATCATACTCTTTGATAAGATCAGAACAACTCTTATCTAGGTTCAAGAATAGGTTGTGTGTTGCTGAGATGTTCTCTCCTTGATGTAGGAGTTCAAGAGAATGACTACGCTTACTACCCTTAACTGGAATAGGATATTTAAACTTCATATCAGGTAATTGCTTCTGAATCCTTCCACTCAGATACTTGTTTGTTGTGTTGCACTTAACACCACCAACCTCAGACAACAGTGGAGATAGGTAAACAAACTGTTTGAACTTCTTACTTTCATTCCACTCCTTCATCTTGTTCAACATCCAATGAGATTTCCCACTAGACATCACTTCATCTACTAAATAAATTTTCAATTTCAACTCCTATAAGGTATAAACTAAGTAATTAACACCAAGACAAAAACAGCACTAAATACGGTCTTAGAAGTTATGAAAAAAAACTTCCAAGAATCAGTAAAAAAGAGCTGTAAGGTGTTGATATTAATAAAGATAAAAAGAGGGGTCTTATACACTACTATTATTTAGATATATAATCTACTACTTTTATGTGTAGTAAAGATAAGTTTAACACAACACATAAGATTACACAACTAGAAATTAGGTGTTTTATTAATAATACTAAAAATTATTTTGAGATAATGGTGTTAGTTAGAAAAGATAATAATCCACATAATAAAAATATCTATGTGTATATAATCATTCTAATAATAGCACCAAAGAAATATCTTAATGTGTATGTAACTAGAAAGTTAATAAACTCATATAATACACCACATCAATGCACCTCAAGTCTTAGCACCCATAACAATAAAAATCATATCAAAATATCTATCAATCCTATTGTTCTTCTATTGTTAATTTATTGTTATAGTTTTATTGTTAACACACTGTGGTTACTGCATTCTTACATAAAAATAGGTTTTATAGAAGTGTTGCTTAACAGTACCACAATCCCCTATATCAAGTCAACCTATGATTCCAAAATATCCAATAATAAATATAAAGTTTATTAATGATATAACCTAGTGAATATTAATTTGCTCAGTTGGTGTAGTGCTATGTCTTTATGCTTAACTCAGTTGTGTTCATAGTGTACTTATAGTTTCCCTATAGGCTACTGATTGATGTCTTGTATTGGTGTATTGTTCAGGTGTTATATCTTAGTGTTATGATCTTAATGCTATGCTTATGCTATACCAATGATAAAAATAAGATATAAAAAAAAGAGACTATAAAAGTCCTTATGTGTTGGTGTTTATTGTGTTGTTCTTGTTTGGTGTTTAAAGCTTAGTGCTTAGTCCTTCTCTTGTGTTGTTTATACTTATTCAAGTTATCATTCAAGTTATCAATAGTTAGTTTATTTATTACCTACTATAGGATACCTACTTACTATAGGATACCTACTTACTATAGGATACCTACTTACTATAAGTTAGTGTACAAGTGGGGAATTGTTTCAGGGGGATGAGATAATTATTTAAGGGGGGTGGGGTTGTCCAACAAAACGCAAACAATATAAGATAATGACATAATCACTCTATACGCTTATATATGCTTATATGAGTGTTTAATATAGTGTTATATAGTGTATTATATAGTGCATGTTATGCAGTGTTATAGAGTGTTTTATATACACGTAAAAAAGCCAGCGTATAAGCTGGCATATTGTAATTCATAGTTTAACTACTTAATGCCTACAATCAAACTGATATAAGCAAATGCACATAGTAAGATCATGAAGCTAAATAGCGTTATCATGTCGCCTACGGTGTAACTATGCTTATATGTGCTGAATAATTTAATCGATAGTAAATCTTTTGATTCATATAAAGCACGCTGTTTTATACGTTGTATACGTTGTATGTGTTTAATATTCATTGTAATTCTTCCTTTACAAATTTAATTACTTGTTTAAGATTATCCAATACTATTTTTGTAAAGTCAATCTTATGTTGTGCATCGTCTGCATATTCTTTTAGATAGAATCGAGTAGCATAGTGCTTATCTTTAGAATAAAAAGCTAGTGATTGTTCTAGTTCTTTTAATACACGTTTTAAAAATGCTTTTTCACTTTCTTGTGAATCATAAGAAAGTTCTGTAACGATAACACCGTCGCCAATGTATTGCTCAATTGTTCCTTTTTTCATTTCTTCAACGAATAAAGTTTTATAATCAATAATTTCTAGCTCATCCGTTTCATGTAATATTCTTGATAGTCGGAACGTTTTAGGTCGATAAAAATGCTTGTTATAATTTATGTCGGGTAAATTACAGTTATTCAAAAGTTCAATAGTTTTATGTTCACCTACTGTAGGTTTAAACACTAATAAATTGCCTTTGTTGTCATAGCGTAGTACTTGCTCTTTCGATGTAATTTTGTATTGATCTAAACTCATTGTAATATTCTCCCATGTGTAACTCGATTATGCCGATATAACCCAGTTCTTAGTATTTCGTTTAATATGTTTCCGCTTGTATAGTCTAGCTTTAAAAGAATTGTATCTTTACAAGTAAACAATACCATGATTCACCTGTCTATCTTGAGCATATATTACTATATAAGAGTGTAAATCTGTTTTTAATGCTTCAACTGAGCGCATCTTAACAGATAGTTTACGCCAAGCTTTTTGATTGTCTGTTTTGATTTCGATAGAGTACCACATAAAACGCCTCACTTAGCATTTACAATCTTAACGGTTTTAAGTTTAGAATAATAATCGACATCGCATAATAAATAAAAACTGTAATTTTGTGCAATCATATCGATTAAACTATAACAGCATGGCGCGTATGATTTAATAAGCTTTTTTCCTTTTACCACATGCGCCTGAATTGTTACTTTACCCGTTTGTCTGTTCTCATATCTATTGACCACTAGCATTGTTAAGCCTCCTTAAAACAGTCTTTATATTCAGCTTCAGCTAGTACCGTCATATAACTGTTATATTCATAAATACAATATAACTTGCCATTATCCAAAAACACTTTATAAGCTGAGTTGATCCAATACACTTTAAAACCATTTTCTAACGCTTGCATAATTTCGTTATAACTCATTTTTAAATACTCCGTATTTTATAACTTAACAAAATGACTCTAAAAACTTCAGCATTTTAACTGATTGTACAGTAGAAAATTTATAGCTACTTTCATGAGTTAAAATCTCATTTATAGTATTGTTGCTTTCATCTTTTAAAAGATTGTATTTTTTAACACAAATAATATTTGAACATATAAAACGAAATTCTAAGCATTTGGTTTTATCAGTATTTCGTAAAATGTACACATCATCATATAACTTATAATGGCGTTTAAAACCTTTCAATTCATTTTCAATATGCACTAATAAAGCGTTAAAATCTGAAGTAGTCATTTTAAATACCTTCATTCGTATATTTAGCATTGAATGCTGTGTGTTTGTTTAATACTGTATTTTCTCGCTTATACCAGCCGAAGATATAATCGTTATAGTCGAAAATCCAAGCATTATCTTTTAAAGAATATACATCGAACAGTGTAACTTTTTTACCGTTTAAGTACACGTTTTTAATATTCATTAATTTAATATTATTTAGTTTACTCATTTTTAAAATACTCACTTTAAATCATTTTAAATTGTGCGCATCATATCGCTATTAATACAATGCACGCTTGTTTAGTGTTGTTTAGTCAATAAAATTACTTTTATTAGTCTTCTAGCTCAGATTGCAAGTCTTCTAGCTCACTTTCCAAGTCTTCAAGCTCAGATTCTAAGGCTTCAAGCTCTTCTTTTAAGTTACAATACTCTTCAACATCGTCTAGATCATAATTAGATTCATAATCGGATTTAGCACAACGATAGGCGATAGGATCGCAACTTTTTAATATATCGCTTGGATAGAACGTCATACCGCAAACTGTAACAGTCTCTTCAATCTCATCTAAAAATTCATCGAAGTCACTTTCTGAGATTTCATACTCAAAGTTATTAATTTCACTTTGTTTAGTTTCAATTTCTGCTTTGATTGCATCAATTTTAGATTCTAACATTTCGATTTGTTGGTTAATGTTCATAGTGTATTTCCTTGTTTAAAGCTTGTTTCGTTTCGATGAAATAAAGATACCAATTTTCTACTTTGTTGTAAAGCCTATTTAATCAAATAAATTAAATTAATTATGAAGTTTTTAATAAGTAATTGAATAATAAATAAAAAATTATTTAAAAAATACAATCTTTTTTGCATCAATTGCATGACTTTCCTTTGTGCCGTGTTTTTTCTATGTCTGTTTTATCATTAATGCATAACGGAAAGTCTTAAAACGTGCTGGAAGCTACTGGCGTTAGCTACTGGCGTTAGCTACTGGCGTTAGCTACTGGCGTTAGCTACTGGCGTTATAAAGCTTGCTTTAACCATATAAGGAACGGGCGCATGTGAATACACTAATAAGCATACTCAAGTCAATTTATTTTTAAAGTTTTTTGTAACTGTATAGCCATACAAGCCAATACATTTAAGGTTATGAATAATCAATTATTTAATAACTAAAAGTTATAATTAAATCGAGTTATAAATTTTTAATTATTAATAAATAATTTTTATTTATACCAATGAATTTGAAATTGAAAGAAGTTATACCGAAATTCAAATACCTAAAACTTTTAGTGGAAATCGACGTCCCGACATGAAGTGACAAATTTTTTAGAATCACTAGGTCAAACAGCAAATACCTGAAAAATCAGTAACAAACAGGTCTGCGACTATATGGAATTTCTATATTTATCAAGGACTTAGGGTCTCGACCAAAAACGCACCTAAACATGTAATTTCACTAAGCATTAAAACAAATAAAAAGAGAGCCGAAGCCCTCTGTATTAACCTTAATCTGTAATCTCAACTTGGTACTTCATCAAAGCATTGTAGGCTTTAACATCAAGAAAGTCTTTCCACTTATCAGCTTTCTCTTTTAAGTAGTCCTCTCTACTAGCTTTGTAAGCGTTAAAAGCTTCCAACTCTGTATTAAATGTACCTATTTCGTAGTCTTTACCATTCTTACAAATACACGCCCTAAAACCTGTCTTACCTTTGTGTGGCTTACAAACACCAATAGGTAGGTCGCCACGACTAGCTTTAGTGGTAGTTAATAAACTGTTCACTTCTTTCGGCAGGAACACACAAGTCTCCTCAGAATAAACCTTATTATCTTTAGGGCTAAGTAAGTCCTTATCTAAAACAAAGTCAGGATTGTCCCAGTTTTTCTGTTTGACATACCAAGCTCTAAAGTTAATGTACGTTAGGAAAAACTCTGATACGGTGCAACCTGAATAGGTGGGGTGTTTATGTCTCTGATTCTCGTCATAACACCTCTTTAGGATTCTAACCCAGTTCTTGTATGCTTTATGCTTACGATCTTCTTTTGACAACTTCGCTCCAACTATTCCTTTACCTAGTATCAGCGGTGTCATGTAGTCACGAACTCGCCCTGTGCTCATTTGTGCAACAAAAACAGTATCAACAAAACCCGTCTCTAAGAATTTAATTTTAACGTCATTAGCTGCATTATACTCTAGGATTATAAAATCACCATAGTTCTTACTTGGTAATATTTTACCAACATATTTATCTTTTGTTGCGTCCAATGCTGGCGCATACACTCTTTTCATTTCTTTACTCCTCTAATTAAACTTTTCTATAGGATTTTGGCTTCCTATCCTATGTACCGCAACGATTTAAAATATTGTAACATTTTGATATTACTAGGGAAATACCTCTTAAAAACAAAATATTCAAGATTTTAAATACTGATTTAAATTATCTTAGGAAATCAAAGTATGTGACCTTGACCTCCTAAATTAAAAAGTATCTGCAATTCAGTTTTGAATATCAAAACCTTGTATGATTATTTGGAAAACCTAAACTAAGTATAAAAACTTTTATTCGTATCTTCCACAATCTTTCTCCTTATCCAAATACATTTGTTCTGCAATCCACTCAACAACATACTCTTCATGGAAGTTTAACAATGTGATATTCTCGTCACTTAACTCATGTACTAACTTTGTAGTAATACCATGTGAGAAATCGTCCCAACTCTCTCCTGCACCATTACCATCCTTAAAGAACTCTACATCACCTTGCCATTCAAAAACAATGTATTGATCCTGAATATACAAAGCAATTAAATTATCTTTAAAGTTGATTGAATCAAATTCGTATGTGTTTTTGTTTGATATAAATTTCATTTTAATCTCCAATATGGTAGTGCCACATTCTCTACTACAGATTCGATAATACCTGATTTTTCCATATCACGCAAACATAACCTGAATTTGTTTAGTGTTAGGTTATGTACGCTCTTTACTCGTAAAGCTTTGTACAGGGTGTTGGTATAAACATGCCCATGCTTGCTTAAATACTCTTTAACAACTATTTGTAACTCGCTCATAACAACTCCGTAACTTTAAAATAACCAAAATCACCAGCTACCACATACTCAGCTACAATACCCTCTGCTTTTAAAGCTTCATTAACTGTATCAGCTTGTGCTTCGGTTAAACTTGTTGTTTTGCTTTTATACATTGTACACGATATTGGTAACTTCTGCTTCTCTGCTAAGATGCTGTAGTTCAAGTCTGTTTTAATATTATCAACTAACTCTGTAACCCAAGCATTTTCATCAACCTCTTGCTGTACAGTGTCATACAGCTTACCTAAATAAGATTTACGATTACTCATATCTACTCTCCTTCGTACTTTAGTACACCCTTAATTTATGTTTTAAGTTTAATACAAAATAAGAAAGGGATCAACCCTAAAGTCAATCCCTTTTGTAATTAAAATGGTGGTAACAGCATAATCTGATTGCTCTTACGTTTAGCTACGTTCGTACTAGGAGAGTAGTATTTAGCTGTTGGTACATAATCATAAGTAAACTCGATTGTCTTAGGGTTTACTTTAGTGACCACAACATGCTTGAGTTCAATCGTTAATACGTACCTCCCAACTCATTAAAGCTTCGTAAATCCTAATATCAACCTGATCTCTCCACTTGTTTGCAACCTCTTTAATGTAAGTTTCTTTAGCTTGTTTGTAGGTGTGAAAAGCTTCTTGCTCTGTATCAAAAGTTCCTAAGTAGACTTTAACACCAGCCTTCTTAAATTTAGCTAAATACTTACCAGTCTCTTTGACACAATGAACACCAACAGGTGTTCCACCTCGAATAGCTTTACTGTTAATTATTAAAGTGTTAATTTCGTTAGGAACAAAACAACAAGTATCTTCACTGTAAACCTTATTCCCTTTGATTAGAATGTCTTTATCTAAGTGCCAACCTTCTTGATCAAAACCTATTTGCTTATTACACCACTCTTTAAAGTATGGGAAGTATTTAAAGTTCTCAGAAACAATACAATCTTTATATGTTGGACGCTTTAGATACAAATTACCAGAGTAGCAACGTTGTAACACGTTATGCCATACACGATATTCTTTTGTAAGATTTCCATCAACTCTTACAGGAGTTTCGCCAGTAACCCCGACACCGTACACACTAGGGAGCAATCTGTCTTTTATAGTACCTCTTTTTATTTGACATAATTGAACAGACGTTTCGTACCCTGTTTCAATAAATCTAATGTAAATCTCTTTGGTGTTACAGTATTTAGTTATCAAAAATTTTCCGCAATTTTTTGTTTCAAACACTAAGTTTTCGTATTTTACGGTATCGCCAACAGCAACTTCTTGACCATACATATCAATCACAACAACTTCTCCTCATCAATATAAAACTCATAATGTTTAAATATTTCCTTATCTTTGCAAATGTAAGACGTAATATAATCACCATAAATACGAATAAAGTTATGGAATTGTAAACAAGCTTTACCATTTACAACTTCTAATTTATGATCAAAACCAAATTCTTTATAATAATCTACAAATACTTGTAAACCTAACTCTGTTGGTTCAAACCATATATAATTGTTCATATTGAATTTAATCATTTTAACACCACTAACCTCCTAACACATAATATTCATTTGAAGTGTTTAATCGTGTATTCTGATTAACTTGTTTAAACTTACCTTTATCTTCGTACACAATCGTATAACCTGCTAGATAGGCTTTTAATGCTTGTTGTTTAGTTAGTAATTTCATCAACTCCGTAAAATCTGATAGCGTTAGAACATTGCCTTTTTCAGCGTCTATTACTCGGTTAATAAAACAACCTAATCCTAAATACACTTCTACGTATACTGTTTGTAGATCATCATTCCAGCATGTTTTTTGTAAACCAAGTTGAACTAATGTTTGAACAACTTTCCATTCAGGTTGTTCTTTATTAATCTCAATTTGAACTGGTTTTTTAATATTCATAATTACTCTCCTTATTTCAAAACCTTATTATTACCAACAAACTCAGTAACACTTGACAGCTTAAAAGACTTGTAGGATTTACTTTGGCAATCAAATACACGTACAATATCTTGGTTAGTGTTCTTAATAACTTTCTTGTTAGGGCGTTTTGATAAATACCGTTTAATCTGAGTTTTACAATACATTGTACGATGTTCTCCGTTAGCTTTAACAAAAGATACACGGAATAATGAAGCATTTGTTTTGTTGATTTCTTTACGTAGTTGTTCAGTGTTAATGTTATTCATAGTATTCATGTTAATCTCCTTAGATAACATTTTCGTTTCGATAAATACATAGTACACAAATAGAAAAAGCATGTCAACAAATTAATTAAAACTTGCAGACATGCTTTGGATTATTTATTAAAACTTCTTACCGTTCTCCTTTAATCGGTTCTCAATCTTATGGTCTGCTCGGTTAGAGTTGTATTCAAGTTTCTCATAGATAGCTCCCTGTAAGTCTAACCCTAGACCACCACACATATCTAAGATACGAATAACAGCATCAGCAAGCTCTACTTCAAGCATAGGTCGATGAGGTAGCTTATCATCCATTAGGTTTTTACGATGACCTTCGAGTGCTTCAGTGACTTCTGAGTGAATCAAACATAACATCTCAGGAATATTACGTTTAGGTTTCTCCCCGTTCTTTGATGTTAAGTCTTCACCTGTTTCTAAGTTTGTCCACCAACCCGATTGAACATTCAAACCGTGAATCAGTGTGGTTAGTTGCTCGATTGATAAGTTTTGTTCTGTTGGTACTACTAAGTTTGTCATTTCATTTTCCTTCTTTCAATAAGTTAATTTTACACCAATCTAAAATCGGTGTTTCAGTAATTGTTACGCTGTCAATATCTACCTCTAAGACATCAACAATTAACCTTCCACCTTCTGTTACTCGATCAACATAACGCATAATAGCGTTCTCTTTAGTTTCTAAGTAACTACGATAGTAAATTACATTCCACAAAGCATTCTTTAAAGCCCCTAAACCCCAAGCTTTCGATGTCCGTGTTGAGAACTGCATTCCTTGCATTGCGTACTCTTTACCACCTTCTCGTGTGATTCTACGTACAATATGTAGTTTCATAACTTCCTCTAATACTCAAAATCTAGCTTAATGTTAATATTTAATTCATCTTGCAATACTGCAACAAAATGCAATTCTGAATAGATAATCTTTGGTTCAAAGTCATACGCCTTAGCAATATATCTTAATATCTCTCCAACAAAGTTAGCTGAGATTGTTTCTCCATCAATAGCACATAAGAATGAATCATTAAAATCATCGTATGTAATATAGTATTGTGATTGTTTGTTTGTCATACCTTCACTCCATAATCTACTTGGATAACATAAGCATAAGCTCCACGAGCTTTACAACACTTGTAATGGTATTTAATCGCTTCTGTTACATCAGAAAATACTTCTGGTGAACCTTCTGTTTCTCCATATCGTTGAGCATATACTTTGTAAGTAACATTTTCAATCTGCTCAGGTTCGATTTTATCTTCAAACAATTTGTCAAGGAAGTCGTAATCTTTACACACAATCAACAACTCTTGATAGTTAAAGCCGTCACCAATATGATTAATCTCATACTCCTGTTTTAACTTCTTACTTAACCAACCATCTTTGTGTAATTGATTGATTAAATCTTGTGTCATCTCCACTTTATCTTTCATTAGAAACTCTCCTGATAATACTTCTTAACCCAAGTCTTAACCATGTTCCAATATTCAACATCTTTCTCAATACTCTTCGGTTGATCTAAATAAGTGAGTACGCAAGTGCCGCACTCCGAGATACTAAACTCAAAATCGCTTGTACTGATCATAATTGAATCTACATGTTTAGACTTTCCTGTTATGATTTCAATTTCAGTATTACAACCTACTTCATTCAATAACCACATAATATTTAAAGCGTGCATTATTCAACCCCCTATCAAAGCACTTTCATCAAACGTACCAACATAACTTTGTTCTAAGTATTCTCCAAGCCGTTTAGCAACAGCGTAGTGCTCATTGTACATAAAGTTGTTCAGATAATCCCACTTTGAACCACCGTTGTAAATACCATGAGGTTTAATATTTGAAGTAAAACCACCGTTAATGATCATCTCATCTGAATTACGATGCTCGTAAACAGAGAACACTAAATCTTGTTTACCACCAACAATGTGGTACATGTACCCGTATTCTCTGCAATTATCAAACGGAATAATCTCTAAAGATTTACCACCTAAAATTTCACTATACTTTAAACTGTCAAGTAATAATAGTTTAACAACTTCAGCAACAGTGTCTTGAGTTGAAACATTATCTGTAATAATTAAAGTTTCTGAGTTTTTCATATCTACATCTCCTATTTTATAAACGTACTTTCTAAGTAAACCAATCATACTCAAATTAAATAAAAAACGCAACAACTGTTTAAGTTATTGCGCTATATTTGTTATTTATTTGTAGGGATTTTCAAATCAACATCAGGAATAATGGTTGTTGGTCGGAAATCAACTTTGTATTGGTATACACTAACACCCTTACTTGTAAGCTGTTCACTAAAATAGGTAACATTATCTGAAATACCTAAAGAATGCTTCTTAAACTCTTTATCACCTACTTTACAAGTTACATCCACTTTACGTTCACTAACAGCATCAAATGAGCACTTACCTTCAATAGTGAGAATGTAGTCACCTGTAATTCCGTTATAGAACACAATACGTCTATCTAACTGAAAGTTATCAGCAGCGTGTGAAAGGTTACTAGACGCTACTTGAGCTTCACGAGAACATCCTATGAGTAATAAACCTAATGATAAAACAGATACAGTAAATAGTTTCTTAAACATTTTAAATCTCCTTAGTTAACAATGTAAAGTCAAAATCATACTGATCTTGCTTTGGTAGCATAAACAGTTTAATAAAAGCATTCGTAGCACAAGGAGCTTTTCTCAACAATTCAATCAAAACCTCTTTAGCAACAATTCGATGCTCTTTTTGTGTACTCACATGCGTTCGTGATAAACAGTAGAACAACCATGAGCGTAAGCTTGCATTGAAATACATTTTAGTAGATGTTAGACCAATTGGTAGCAGAGACCTAGCTAACTCTTTGGCAATCTGTTTCTTTAGTGCAGTCTCATAACGGTTGAAGCAAAATTTCTGAACGTCCTCTTGAGCTTTAATCCACCAATCTATCAACTCTAAATCATCCGATACAAAACTGTTCTGACGGTTCTTCTCATCCTGTACACGACACTCTCGTAACTCTGCTTTCATGTTTGAACAATCTGCATACCTTTGTGACCACTCTTGCGGTTTAAGCGTCTGATGTCGTAGTAATTGAATCCCTACATCTTTTTCTGTGTTAATCTCAAAGGTTAGATTAACCATATCAAGGGGAGACCAATGCCCTTCTCGAATTAAGTAATTCATCAAACCCTCATATTTAGGGTTGTCTTGGTTTTCACTAGATACTCGTGCTAAAAACACAACCTTTTGATCAATGTTTTCTGGTGCATCAAATAATACAACTTGTTTCAACTTACTTCTCCTTAATTAATTAATTTATAGCTCACACCAACAAACACTCTGTTGGGTAACTTTCATAATATCTAATACATCAACTTGCATTGTAGTATCTTTATCACTTAAATACGTCTTACAACTACGTTGTGGTGCATTAACTGAAGATAATAAATATACACCTGTGTTTAATAAGATTAACACATTAGCTTCTTTATGCTTAGAATAATCTACTCTTACTCCTAACTGACCAAGAAATCCTTGCATTGTTTGCATAGAGGATGCTGTAAAATAAGATTGGTTATTCATCTAATCATCCTTTGGTGGTTTTGGCATGTACATCCAGTGTGTAACATTTGTATGGTCAATATATTCTAAACCTTTAGATTCAAATCTTGGTTCACAACAACCTTTTCCACAAGGGGCAAATGTAGCTTCTGTCACACCTGTCTCATAGTCCTCCTTCTCATCGTTTACATCACAAATAAGTACACGATCCCACTCTTCAGGTAATTTATTTTTTACACTAATCCAGTCACTCATTCTACAACCCCCAACTTTGTTTAAATAACTTATTATACAACTTAACCAAGTTCTTACAATTCTCTAATAGTTTCATCTGTAATCTCCTTTGTGTGTGATGAGTATATCAAGAAAAAATAAAAGAAACAACACTTATTTGCTCTTAAAACACATAAATGAAGTTTCTTTTAAAATAGTTATCCAGCGTTAAATGAAGCCAATAGGACTGTTGTTTCGGTGTACTTTTTGTCAGCTTCACCAATCAAGGTAACTTTCACGTCACTAGGTAAGCACCAATCAAAGTGTGAAGATGGTTCATAAGTTCCATCGGAGTAATAGAAGTTCCACACTTCATTTTTCCAAATATAGAACTCTGATGGGGAGGTGTGTTTTGCAACACCCTCATTCTCAGCTACAACAACAAAACTATCGTAAGTGTCATAGCAATTGTTTACATCTTGCTCTACTAAATAAATATTCATCACCCCTCCCCTTCATAAGTATTATAATCATCTTCATAATGATAACTATGTTGTAACCCTTTGAAAGCTTCATCAGTTTCAATAAAAGTGATTGTGCTTCCATTAGCCATCTTCAACTTACGCAATTCTTTACTCTGTTTACGAGCTTGCTTTACGTTTGATGTATTACCTTTGTTGTATGTACGCATTTGTATTCCCTACATCTGATTTAACTGGTTTAACTGCTTAACCAAAGCATCTACCTCCTCCATTTTAAATGCAATAAGAGTTTTCAATTCATCTTTCTCTTGTTGCTTATCATAATAAGGTTGGAAGAAATAATCAAGAGCTTCTTTCTGTTTATTTCTAAACTCAACTACTGTGTCCATATCTCCTACAAAACCTTCATGGTCAAAAGGCTTACGTAAAGCTTCCCAAATACGAGCACCATGATAACCGTTTGTAACACCAAGAATAGCTACAGCATGGACAATATCGCCAACAGGTACTTCTGATTCAACACCGTTAATTGAGATTGTAATTAAATCGTTTGGACTCATTTCACGATAGTTACGGTTCTCTACATACAACTCAAGGTGTTTGTCGCTAGGTGTACTTTCTACTTCTACCAATGTTACGTGATTATGTAATTCACCATTGTAAAAACCTCTATGGCTACTTGGATTGTCTACGGTGTACACTTCACCAAACTCAACACCTTCTGCTGATGTGTTACCTACACGAATCACCTTGTCACCTTTCTTAAATTTATTTGCTTTTAAAGCATTCATTTTGTTACTCCTTTGTTTAATATGTTTAGATTATAGTACAGAACAAGATACCTTGTAAAGTCCTTTTGAATAAATACTGTCAATCACTTGTTGAGCTTCTTCATAAGACTTAGCTTTCACGGTTACATAATGATCGTGACTGTTGCGTATATGATAGCGGTAAGCTTTAGTAATATCATATTCAACACCTGCCTCTACATCATTCTCAATATTATCTAAGATTGCAAGATCAGATTTAGTAAGGACATTCAACTTGTACTTCTTACCATTTAGTGTGTAAGTGAATAATCCCCCTGAAACTAATACTTCTTCTAGTGTAAGTGAAGTAGGTGGATGAGGTTTTGTTTGTTCAACACCTTGAGTATCAAGACTAGCTAATTGCTCTTCAAGAGCTTTTTCAATAGCTTTATCTCGTTCTTTTTCATTCATCCACTTAGATAGACCAAGTTTTTCCATTTGTTGCAGTGTTAAGTCATTCATTTGTTATCTCCTAATTAATTTTGTAGTAAGATTGGTCGAATGAAATTTTGTACTTCTTGTTGAAGAAGCTTCATAAACTTTTTATTCTCTGGAATAATTAAACTGTCTTTTTCCATATCTTCAAGAATATCTTTTGTCATAAAACCCATAACTTTACCAATATCTTTGATTGTAACCTCACCGATTTTAGAAGTTACCGCAGAATAACGAGGTTCTGTAATATATTCAAACGCTTGAGTTAATACACCCTCTAACTCTTTTGGTAAGTTTTCAACAGGTTTGTGAATCTTATTACCACCCTTCTCTAAGAAACGTTTAGTTTTCTTTTTAAAGTAGATGCGACTACCGTTTGGAAACCATTTAGGTACAATAGGTTCAATTACAACACCTTCTGCTTCTTTATGTTCGTCTTTCCCATCGAAATTTATACGAGTTAGCTTAGAGTCAAAATATTCATTGAACTGTAAAGCCTCCTGTAATGAGTTATATGAACCTAACAACGGAACTACAGGGATTCCCGATTCTTCAAAAGACTCTGAGTAAAGTGTTAACTTATTTAATGGTAAAAACACCTCATCCTGCTTAACACACAAATCAAAAGCTATAAAATCCTGATCTTCTTGGTAAGACATGCCTGATTGGATATTTCCACCAAATAGTTCACCATAAAGAATAAAATCATTATCCAGCACATTCTCGTACAAATCAATCAAAGCTGATTTGTATTTCTCTAAAACTGGTTTATAGTTAAAAAACTTTTCACCATCTTCAATAAACCCTGTTCGCTTTGCGCACTTGATCTGTACACCATCTTCTGTACGGTAAACATGAAAACTAAAGTTAGCCCCATGAACCTTCTCAGTTACAATGTATTGCTCTTTATCAAAACCAAGTTCTTCTGCAATTTGGATTGGTTTAACCTGATATGTATTTTCCAAAGATGGAAATTTCTTAAACTCATTCATAACACTCTCCTTTAAAACCTTCACAATCATTTCGATAAAACAATCATATATAAACTGATTTAAATTGTAAAGGTTTTAATTAGATTTATTTTAAATTATTTATTCACCTCTCTGTAAAAACTGTGATTGTTAATGCGTACAGCACACATCGTTCCTTTTGGAGCTTTGTGGTGAGCATTGAAGTAGATGCTCCCCTTAGTGAAATCTTTGTGCTTGCCATCTAATACTTCGTGTACAAGTTGCTTAGCTTTATCATACAACTCTGGTTCTTTAACTGTCTTACCTTTACCATACCAAACAAATTGATTTGGTTGTGCAATGACCTTACAAGGTGTTGATGGGAAGCGACTATCTTTAGTTCTGTTAAGTACAACAAATATTGTTCCAAGCATCCCTTTCTCACCCTCTCCACGAGCTTCGTGATAAGCGTTTTGAGCGATACATTGGATTTGTGTGTTATCATAGCTCTTAGCTTGTAAAGTCGCTGTAAGAGACAATGAGAGGACAATAACAGCATATTTGAGTATGCTTGTCATGTGTTTGTGTATTCGTTTATGTATTCGTTTAATATATGTCAAAATTAATTCCTGTATTTGTGTAAATAAAAAGGAGAAGCATATAGCCTCTCCCTATGTATATGTTAACCTAATGTTATAAGGTTGTCAAATACTCTCTTGTTCGACAATTTTAGAGTCTTTTACGATAACGACATCGTGAGCGTAATAACCATTGTGCTCATTATAAGCCACAAATTGTAAGTTACCTCGATTAGTTGATATTGTGTAAAAGAGCATATCTCCTTCGTAAATCTCTGGCACATCTTCAATAGTACATAGCTCTTTGGTTGTAATCCAATAGTCTAAGAAATCTGCACCAATAAAATCTTCGTAATTATCGTGCGAGGTGATATACCCTGCATTTTCACAACATTGTTGGTCATAATCTATACCTATTTTAAAAGTCGTTCCATCTTCTAAGGTTATTATAACACCTTCAAACGTCCAAAACAGACTTTCAACTCTGAAAGTGCTTTCTTCGATATTGCTAATTTTCATCTTAATCCTCTAATTTGGTTAATAAATTGTCCACATATTCCTGTATAGTACCTTTACTGTATTCGGCACTGTAGAAACTCTCAGCACCACAACTATCCAAATATGCTACACCAATATGCCCATCTTTGTAGAAGTATGTTTTATTGTCTTTAACACAGAACAAATAGAAATCCCCTTGCACTAACCCAGATACATCTTTGTTCATAAAATCATCATCTACGATTAGGTTGCACTCTATAACAGATTTATTGTCACCCATAACACATCTCCTTATTTGATTGTTTAGATATTACACAAATGCAAGTATGATGTCAACATATATCGACACCAATAAGAATATTTATTTAAACACAATAACAAACTTGTTCGATTGACTTAAACGACTTAAACGAATTAAGCACATAACACGTAAACAGGATTAATCTTATTGAATTATATTCAGTATGTAATTACTCTGTATATCTAATACCGTATCTAACACTGTATGTGATACTTATAGTATTCTTATAGTGTACATAAGATATACTTTAAGTATATTATTAGTATCATATAAATATTATTTATATTTAGTATATATTAAGTATTATATTTAATTACGTGTATCATGCACTTACTATGATAAAAGATATATAATATTATTTAATCTAAATATATAAACCTAATCCCCCTACCCCTTGATTTCAATCATAAGCCCTTTGTTTTAGCTTGTCAAGCGCAAATAATGTATCTGTTTTGTAACAACCTTATAAAACAATAACTTATCTTTTGGTGTTGAAACACCTTGTAATAGGTAGTTATATGTAATTGTTATACTATAACACAAACCTGTTGTTGTAAGTTCAACAAACTTGTTGTCAGTGCATCTAAGTATTTGTACAGGCAGAGCAGATACTCAGGTATACATTCACTAAGCGTAGCGATTACCTAAATATAGCGTTTAAAGAGCCGTACAGTCGATTCTAGCTCCTTTAAGGTTGAGGTGGTATGATTTACTTACTTTACGTTAAAACGTCCGTATGGGTTGTTTAGCATTGTTAGGGTTATTTATGAAATGTTCTTAGGGGTAGTTGACAAGGTTGAAGTATTGGGTGTAGGATGCTCCTATCGAAATGAGGTAAACCCTAAATGAATAAACAATCTTTAGAATTACATATCGAAACACTAACTCAAATGCTAGTAGGTTTGGTATTAGGGTATGTAATTCTTAGAGCGTTTGGATTAACAAATTCTCAAAGTATAACTTTACAGTTTATTTTCTTTGTTGTATCCTACGCTAGAAGTTACACAATACGTTGGTTGTTTAAAGAAATAATATTTAAGCAGAAAACAAATTAGGAGAAATGTTGTGAGTAAAGAAATGAAAGATATGAAAGAAGTTAAAGAATTGCAAAGCGGTGTTTTGCTTGGTAAATATTCATGCCCTGAATGCTTGAGTAATGATAACTTGTTGGTCTATGTTAAGCACGATACAGAGGGTAAGGAAGTGCTAGATGGAAGTTGCAGAACACCTTCTTGTAAGTCATTTTGGACAGAGCAAGAGTTAAAAGATGCTGGTGTTCTTGATGATAACTTTGTAGCACCAAAGACAAAGCCTGTAGTTAAGACAGCTATTACAAAAGCTGAATATAAGGCTCTAATTGCTCGTTCTAACCACGATACAACAATGAAGGATGGTAGTCTATATCGTTCAATTAAACCTGAAACAGCGCACTTCTACGGTCATTTATATGTCAGAGACTCAGAAGGTAACATCGTTGAAGAATATTACCCTGAAACAAAAGAAGGGTTTAATGGTGATTTAAAATCATTACGTGGCTATAAGAAACGTGTTTTACCTAAAGACTTCGGAAAAGGTAATATCGGTATCACAGGTTTATCCAACGATTTTTCAGGACAGCATTTGTTCCGAACAGGTGGGAAGTATGTAGTAATTACTGGAGGGGAGATTGATAAACTTTCAGTAGCTCAGATGTTACGTGATTATCAGATTAGTCGTGGACAAGATGATTATGACCGAACAGCAGTTGTTAGTTGTACAGCAGGGGAGGGAAGTCTTGCTAAACAATGTGCTGCAAACTACGAGTGGTTGGATTTGTTCGATAATATCATTCTTTGCGGTGATTCTGATGATGTAGGTAAAGCTGCTGTAGCTGAAGCTGCTACTAAACTTCCTGACGGAAAGGTAAAAATTGTAACCCTTTCTATGAAAGACGCAAATGAGATGTTAGTTGCAGGTAAACACAAGCAGTTCATCTCTAATTATTTCGATGCAAAACCTTTAAAATCTGATGGGGTTAAAACATCTAAACAAGCGGACGATGAGATCGAGTTAGAGTTAGGTCGTCCTAAAATACCATTACCTCCATTTATGCACAGATTACAAAAAGCTATGGCTGGAGGTATCCCATTAGGGTATATGGTCAATCTTGGTGCTCAGACAGGCTCAGGTAAGACTACTATTATCAATGAAGCTATTTATTATTGGTTATTCCACGCTGATGTGAGAGTTGGTATTCTAAGCTTAGAATTAACAGCAGGACAATATCAGACAGCTTTATTATCTCGTCATATTGGTTTTAAAATTAATCTGATCGAAGACCCAAAAGAAGCCGTAGCTTTTGTTCAACAAGATTGGGTTCAAGCTAAACGTAAAGAGTTAAAAGAGGATGAATATGGTCAAGAGCGTTACGTGTTATTAGATGACAGGTCGGGTACACTAGAAGGTGTCAAGGAACAAATCATTAAACTGATAAAAAAATACTCAGTGAAAATGGTGGTAATTGACCCTATTCAAGATGTTCTAGCATCCGCGAGTTATTCAGAACAAGCAGATTTTATTAAATTCTTAAAGCAAATTATCAAAGATGGGGTTAGTGTATTTAATGTGTGCCACATCACAAAAGGTAAAACTGAAACAGATTCAGAGGGTAATGTGAAAACACGTAAACTCACTGAGGACGATTTCTCAGGTTTGACTGATTTAATTAAATCTGGTGGTTGTAATATCGTAGCTATGCGCAACAAATCAGCTAAAGATGAAGTTATGCGTAATTCGACAGACATTGATGTATTAAAATGTCGTTGGACAGGTTACACAGGTGATGCAGGAAGTTGGTATTATGATATGCTTTCGCACACGTTGTATGATAAACAAGATTTTATGGAACAACAACGTAGCAATTTTTAAATAATAAAACCCTCAATTAAGAGGGTTCTTTAATAGGAGGTTTTATGGGTTTGAAAGTCGGAGATATTCTACCTACATCACGTTGGGGAGATATTAAAGTTATAGATTACATTAATAGCAAAAATGTAATAGTAGAGTTTATAAACACAGGAGGTGTTAAAGTAACAAACAGCAGTAATATTTATAGAGGGGCTGTCAAGGATGAGTTACAACCTGATCTTGTTTATGGTGTCGGATATAACAATATAAAGAACTGTATTAAGAAAGGAAGTGAGTATGAATTTGAGTATAAGCTATGGACTCGTATGCTTTGGAGGTGTTATGACACAACTTATATGAAACAGTTTCCAACTTACGCCAATAAAACAGTAAGTGAAGAGTGGTTAGTGTTTAGTAACTTCGTTGAAGATGTTAGAAAATTTGTAGGTTACGATAAAGCTAAATATGAAACATGGGAGTTGGATAAGGATATTCTGGTTAAAGGTAATACTGTGTACTCTAAAAGCACTTGTTGTTTTGCACCTAAACAGTTGAACTACCTACTTATCAATCCTAAAGGTAATAGAAATAGTTACCCTATTGGTGTGCACAAGAAGCGTGACTGTAAAAAGTATAGCGTTAAGATGAGTAAGGACAACATTAATGTTTCGTTAGGTGCTTTTGACACACCAGAAGAAGCTTTCTATGCTTACAAAGAAGCTAAAGAATCTTACATTAAAGAAGTAGCTAATAGATGGAAAGACCAAATCGACCATAGAGTTTACAAAGCTCTTATGAATTACCAAGTAGAAATTACTGATTAGAGCATAAACGCTTGTAGACAACACTGAACAGATAAGGTACTATTGCTTTATCTGTTCTTTTGCATTTTATAAGGAGTAAATTGTGTCAACAGAAAAGAATTATATTGATGGAGATTGGGTGTTCGATTTAGAGACGTATCCATCCGTATTTACATTCGCAATATCTTCATCAGATGGGAAGCATGTCCGTGTATTTGAAGTATCAGATCGAATGAACCAAACACAAGAGATTCTGAATTGCTTACGATATTTAGCACAAAAGAAACAACGTATGATTGGGTTTAACAACTTAGGATTTGACTACCCTGTTCTACATGCAATTATGGAACAAGCTAAAGAAGCTAAACAACAAGGTATTCAATATTACATTGATGCTGGTGAAGTATATAATATTGCTATGGCTCAGATTCAAACAGCTCGTGATGGGTTTGCTAAGATTGTTAAATCGGAAGATGAGATTATTCCTCAGATTGATTTGTTTAAGATTAATCACTTTGACAATAAAGCACGTATGACTTCATTGAAGATGCTTGAATTTAATATGTTGTCAGATAATATTGAAGACCTACCATTTCCTGTAGGTAAGCACTTAACGCATTCTGAAATTGATGTATTGAAGCATTATAACTTACACGATGTTTTAGAGACTAAGAAGTTCTATCACCACAATATTCCTGCTATTCGTTTACGTGAAGATTTAAGTAAGAAGTATTCGTATAACTTTATGAACCATAACGATACGAAGATTGGTAAAGATTACTTCATCTTGGAACTTGAGAAGCATCAGAAAGGTATTTGTTATAAAGTTGATTCTTATGGTAGACGTAAGATGAATCAAACTAAGCATAAATCAATTGCTCTAAAAGATTGCTTATTTGATTACTACAACTTTAAACGTCCTGAATTTATTGCTCTAAAAGATTGGTTCTCTAAACAAACAATCAAAGAAACAAAAGGTGTATTTACTGATATTGAAGAACACCTACTTGGTGATGTAGCTAAGTATGCTGAGATGGATACTAAACGCATCAAGTTTAAAACTAAACCAACTGAGAAAGAAGTTAAAGATTTCCTTAAACTGCACCCTCTTGGTTGGGTTGAAGAACAAGAGTTAAAAGCTTTAGAGACTTTAAAAGATAGTCAAGGTAATCCAGTTAAAGAAAAGTACATTGATGAAAAGACAGGTAAAGAGAAAGAACGTGTTGTTAAAGTACCTAAGATGTCTTACTATGGTTGTTTTAAAATTGCATCCACTCTCAATGTAGTTATTGATGGTTTGCGATATGACTACGGTGTCGGGGGAATCCACTCTTCTCTTGAATCTCAGATAGTTAGAGAAGATGTTGATCATTTATTGATCGATTGCGATGTGAGTTCAATGTATCCCAACATTGCGATTTCTAATAATGTATACCCTTTACACTTAGGACAAACTTTCTGTACTATTTATAAAGATGTATACGAACAACGTAAGTCATTCAAAAAAGGTTCACCTGAAAATGCTGTTATGAAGTTGGCACTGAATGGTGTATATGGTGATAGCAACAATGAGTTTTCCCCGTTCTATGATTCTAGTTACACTATGAAGATTACAATCAATGGTCAGTTATCTCTGTCGTTACTTGTTGAAAGATTTCTAACCATTAAAGGGTTATCAGTAATCCAAGCTAACACCGATGGTATTACAGTGAAATTACCAAGAGATTCTGAAGATAGGTATATGGAAATCTGTAAACAGTGGGAAGATGATGTGTTATTGCAATTGGAGTACGCTAAGTACGAATCAATGTATATACAAAATGTCAACAATTACGTAGCTAAGTATACAAACGGTGATGTTAAACTCAAAGGTGCTTACGTATCAGATGAATTAGGTTGGCATCAAAACCACTCTGCTAAAGTTATTCAAATGGCAGCAGCATCAGAGATGTTAGAAGGTGTTCCAGTTGAAGAGTTTATTTGTAACCACAAGAACAAGTATGATTTCTTATTGCGTACAAAAGTTCCTCGTTCTTCTAGTCTTGTGTTATTAACTCAGATTGATGAAGAAGGTGAAGAGTTTGAAGAAACTAAACTACAGAATATTTGTCGTTACTATGCTTGTAAAGATGGTGGTAAACTTGTTAAAGTAATGCCACCACTAGAGGGAAGTACAGAGTTCCGTAGAATTGGTATTGATACTGATTGGAATGTTAAAACGTGTAATAATATTGAAGCATTCCGTTGGGATGTTGATTATGATTATTACATTACAGAAGCTAAAAAATTAGTTATTGAGGAGAAGTAGTATGTATGAACTTACAGTAGAAAAGAATCACCTAAGTATCATCATCAAAGCTTTGAGTAATTATATCTGCTCTCAGTACGATGGGTTAGATGCAGAGCTAGTCGATATTCCTAAAACAACGGAGAATATTAAGATTGCATCAGATATGCAATTAGTATTAAAACATCATCTTGGGGGTGTACAACATGCACCAAAACAAACAGCAGAGACAACAGGATTAGTTTGGATTCGGGATGTCGATGTTGAGGATATGTTCTCACAGCATAATGATGAAAACTTGCAGTACACAAACGAAGTTTTACAACAAGCTTGGAATAGTGTTAAAGAACGTCATAAAGGCAATCTACAACGAATGTCAAATAAATAAATTATTTGATAAAATATTTAAATTATTTTGAAAAAGGTGTTGCGTATGTTTGAATGATGATATACAATACCCAACATAGCCAAGAACAAATGGCTATATTAAACATATTCACTAAACATGAATTAAACATAAACTAAGAGGAAACTAAACATGGCTACATTAACACAAAACACTATCGAAGGTACTTTGGTATTCGTTACTGTTCAAACACCACAAACTAAGTATCAATCAACAGATAAAGAGTTTAAGGTTGGTATCGTAGTAGATGAAGATACAGCAGATTCATGGAATGAACGCTTCCCTAAACAAACAGCTAAAGTTGTAAAGACTTCTGATTTTAAAGAGACATACAAGATTGATCCTGTATTCCCTGATGAGAAGAAACAGTATGTTATCACAATTAAGAAACCTGCTAACTACAAAGATGGAACACCTTTACCTCAGCAGTACACACCTAAAGTATTACTTCAAGAAGGTAAGACAGCTATTGATGTAACACAGTCAGTTCTACCTGCTAACGGTAGTAAAGGTAAAGTTAGCTTTGAGGAGAACAGTAACGACTTTGGTACATTCTCTCGATTAAAGAACGTATTAGTTACAGAGATGATTGAGTACAAGAAAGGTGGCGGGAATGCTGCTGATGAGTTTGGATTAGAAGTACAAGGCGCTTCTGATTTTAATGAAGTTCAAGAAACCAATACTGCACCAAAGCAACCTAAACCAACCACTGTTCCTGAAGAAGATGACGAGAATCTTATTCCTTTTTGATCCATTGAGTCAAAGTAACAAACGGAGGGTGTAGCAATACGCTCTCCACTATTTAAATTAATTAAGGAGAAATAAAGTGCCTTCATACTATGTGCAAGTAAATGCAGATTTCTACAAAGGATACTCAGTAGAAGCTGATAGTGAAGGGGAAGCATTGGAAATTGCTAAGGAAAACTTTGAATACGATTATTCTAGTGGTTGGGACAGTATTGATTTAAAAGCTGAGGAGATTTAAATGCTAAATACAGCAATTTTAATTGCAACATTATTGGTTCTTGTGGTATCTGTTAAACGACTGTACCGAACATTGACAGTAGGTTCTATGGAACAAATGGTTAAACGGTATGAAGATGCCTTGAACAAACTAAAAGAAGATGCAAACAAACCTAACTCGAAAGGAGTGTTTGTTTTTGCTTGGTTCTTTAGTGTTATGTTGTTATCTGCAACAACAGCATTGAGCGTATACATTTTAACTAATATTTTAAACTTTGTGTGAGGTGTTGTATGAAAAACGATATTATAGAAGCTTCGAGGGTTGTGATCCAAAACCTAGTTATTGGTGAAAAATCTAATAAGGAAATTTTAAAAGTGTGGGACGAGATCAGAGGTTCTGATAAGTTTGAAAATTATGTTAAAAAATCGAAAGTTTTAGAATTAATTAAGGAGTAACACAAATGAATTTAACTAAAGTAAAGCAACTATTAGAGCGTATCATTTCTATTCACCAAGAGATTGATACTTTAAACGAAGAACTTAAAGATATTAAGACAGTAGTAGAGGAAGAATTACCTGAAGTGTCTTGGTCAGATTTGAATAAGATCGGGAAGTTAACCGTCACATCGAAATTAGGTGAAACAGTAGCTAAACTTAATTCATTCTTAACTTTGAATGACGATTTACACAGCTAAATAAATAGAAACACCTCCTAGTTGGAGGTGTTTCTATTTATAGGGGAGATATTAAGTGGAAAGAGATAATAAGTATGTTGGTTGCAGATACCAGACAAAAAATTGCGGTGAAGTGGAAGTCATCTCATATAAAAGTTATTCGAAAGTCGAAATACTGTTCTTACAAACAGGGAACATTGTGACAACGAATATGGGGAATGTTAAACTTGGACAGGTTAGAGATAGAAGTTTTGGAAATATTTCTGGTGGTTGTTCGTTAGGTAAGTTAGAACTAAAAACGGAGCTTCTTTATAAGAAATCTTATGTTACTTGGGGAAATGTCGTATCTAGGTGCTACAGAAGTAAAGCGAAAGCATACGCTCAGTGTGAAATGTCAGACTATTTCAAAGACTATGAAAACTTTGAGAAGTGGTGGGTTAATCAAATAGGTTGTGACCAAGAAGATTGGCATTTAGACAAAGACATACTGGTGAAAGGTAATAAAGTGTACTCTGAAGATACTTGTTGTTTTGTACCTAGAGAGATTAATAATCTTCTCACACTAAGACGTTTGAAACGAGGCAATTACTTAATTGGAGTCTGCAAAAAGGGTCGAGGTTTTGGCTCTAGTCTCAAAAAACATGGAAAATCTGTGTGGTTAGGTACATTTGATACAGAGATAGAAGCATTCCATGCTTATAAAGAAGTTAAAGAAAATTACATTAAAGAGTTGGCTAACAAGTGGAAGGGTCAAATTGATATTCATGTGTACGAAGCATTGATGAATTGGAAAGTAGAAATTACAGATTAAGGAGTGAATATGACAATCGCTGTTATTGATATAGATTACGTTAAATATAGTGCTGCCTCTGTCGGTGAAAAGCGTAGCATTAAAGCCTACCACCCAATCAGTGGTGATGAATGGTTAGCTTCTAATAGAACCGAATTATACGGACATTGGCAGAAGAAAGATAAAGGTATTTTAGCTGAACATAATAGAAAGAATGGTACTGATTACAAAGCAGATGAGTTAGTTATCCTAGATATTCAAACACCAGAACCCATTGCAAACGTACTACACACAGCAAAGAGTATGGTTGAATCTGCTCTCTATCAATTAAAGACAAATAAGCACATTTGCTATATTGGTGTTGGTGAAAGTTTCCGTGTTGAAAGATCAACCTTGATTCGTTACAAGGGTAACAGAACAGGTATGTTGAAACCTTTAGCTTTAGATGAAGTAACCAAATACTTAACTAAAAAGTTTTCAGCTATTGAAGTGAAAGGTATTGAAGCGGACGATGCTGTTGTTATGGAAGCTTATCGAGATAAAACTAAGACAGTGGTTGCTGTGGATAAAGATTATCTAGGTACAGATGTTTTACTATTCAACCCTAATAAACCCGAACAGGGTGTTGTGGATTGTAGTGGGTACGGCAGTTTATGGTTAGATAGCAAAGGTGCAGTAACAGGTAAAGGAAGGTCGTTCTTGTACTACCAAACGCTCTCACAAGACGATAGTGACAATTACGCTGCTAACAGTGCCAGTGACGTTAAATGGGGCAGTAAGAGTGCATATAAGGCTCTAAAGGACTGTACTAATGATAAGGAAGCTCTACAAGCTATAGCTGATTCTTATAAACTACTTTACCCTGAAACTAAATTGTTTAAAGGTTGGCGTGGTGATGAATTTGAAATTGATTGGAAATATGTATTCAATGAAAATTGGGATATGGCACGTATGTTAAGATGGGAAAATGACGTTGTTGTTGGAACAGATGTAATGAAGAAGTTGGGAGTGATTAATGATTGAATCTAATATTGAGCATTTATACACAACTAAAGACGTAGCTAGAGTACGAGAAAAACTATATAAAGAGCAAGGAGGTATAGACTTGATTACTGGTTTAGAAATACCTAACAAACAAGCTGTACTAGATCATTGTCACGATAGTCAATTTGTACGTGCTGTACTGCATAGACAAACTAATGCTGTATTAGGTAAGATTGAGAACCTTGAAATGAGGTTCTTATCATGGTGGTATGAAGGTACGCTTTCAGACTTCCTTCGAGGTTGTGCTGAGTATCTTGACAAGGAACACGAGCAAAAGTATTTACACCCTGCATTCATTAAGAAACTTCAAGTTCAATTCAACAAACTAAATGAAAAACAGAAACAGAATATTTTATTGCATTTTAATGAAGAAAAAGGTTGCAATGGAACTCAACGTAAGTTAATATTTAAAAAGTTCATACTAAAGCGAACACACAGTATGGACGAAATACTTGAAGTAATAATGAAGGAGAAGATTAATGAATTACCAATTGTGTAACGTAAAGAGTGTTACAACCAACTATCAAGACCGAAAGATTCTTATCTTAGATGTGAATGTGGAGTTAGTTGATGGTGGAGGTTTATCTGTATTTAATGTTGTCTTAGATACATACGATAAAGATAAGCAGAAACGTGTAGGAACAGCTTATGGTTGTGAAATGATTAAAGCTTGTTTAGATTTCTTTGGTGTTAATAACCTATCAGAAGTTAAAAACTACAAGTGTTATCTAATTACAGAGAAAGAGTTTATTCGGAATGCTTCTGATGTACTAGGTTTGAAACAACTACCTTTCTACGAGTACGAGAGAAACTTACAAGAGATTATTAAAGCGGATGTTTTAAAGGAGTTTACAATTGAGTAAGATATTACAGCAAGACTACCAAGAGTATTCAAAGTTAATTGAAGAAGGTCATTCACAACGATCAGCTTGTTTAATCTTAGGTTTGAATAGATCAACAATTCAACGATACATTAAGAGTGTATTAGAGGATGAAGTTAGTGAAGATGGTGAACAGTATTTAGAGCTACCAAAGAAAACTTCTTTTGCTGAAGCATGTAGTAATGTAGCAAACGCTATCGGTAACATCGGTAAAGCTATGAATGGTGAATCTAACTTAGGTAAAGAACCACTCTACAAGTTTGATTTAGATATTAAGAAAACAATTTTAGTTGTAGCCGATACTCAATGTAAGTCAGAAGAAGATTTAGAGTACATGCTTTGGATTGGGCACTATATTGCGGAGAAACAACCTGATGTAATTATCCATATAGGAGACCATTATGACTTCCCTAGCCTATCTAGTTATGATAAAGGTAAATCTAGTGCTGAAGGTAAACGGTTAGTCAAAGATATTGAAGCTGGCAATATTGGTTTTGAATATTTAAATATGGCAATGCAAAAGCACAAAGGTTATAACCCTCGTAAGATTTTCTGTTTAGGTAATCACGAACACCGTTTAGATCGTTACATTGATGATAACCCTGAACTGATTGGGACGTTAGGAACTGACTTATTACCTTTTGAAAAATACGGTTGGGAGGTACATCCTTTCTTGAAACCTGTTGAAGTGAGTGGGATATTCTTTGTGCATTACTTAGCTAACCCTATGAATGGTCGCCCTTACGGTGGTAATGCAATGAACATTCTTAAAACTGTAGGTCGTTCGTTTGTTGTTGGTCATAAACAAGTGCTAGATGTTGCAATTCGACCAACAATTGATGGTAAACAGCAATTAGGTATTGTAAACGGAGCTTGTTACGACCACATGGAGGGTTATAAGGGTTGGCAGGGTAACAATCATTTCAGAGGCTTAACAGTGCTACACGAAGCTAAAGATGGTTTCGCTGTACCAATGTTCGTATCATTAGACTACATGAAAGAAAAATACTACAGTTAATTAAATAAACAGAGTTGTTATTCGTAGTTAGAAGTTGTATAATATTCTTCTAAGCTGTTATTTTAGTGGTATTAACATTACGAGTAACAACTTTCTATTAAATATTTCGAGGAGATGTTGAATGAATGCTTTAAAAACAAGTAAGTTTAGAGTTGGTGATGAAGTTGAGATTATTAATCATAAAAATACTGTAGATCGGTTTGGTGGAGATATTGTCGGATTACCTGAAATAGGTGAGGTTGGTGTTGTTAATAAAGTCACTGACTACTGTGTAGGTATCGTTAATAACATGTACTTGCTGGACGCTTCCGATGTAAGGCTTTTAGAAACATCTGACCAACGCAAGGAAGAAACACAAGTGTACAACACTTCAATCACTAAAGAAGGTATCAAGTCAGATGGTGGCAGTTCAGATTACTACTTCACAAAACTACCACAAGAGTTAATTGATCAAATTGTTAAAACAGGCGGTATTGAGATTAAAGATATTGCTCGTTATGTTTACGATAATAATGCGGATGCTTTTAATATTATTAAAGCTCAGAAACGAATTATCGAAGCAAACAAGGGTGTTGGTAAAGCAGGGATTACAAAGTTATACGATGCTAAAAAAATTGTGTATTTCGCCAACGAGCAGCTCAAAGCAATTAAACGAGAAGGAACTAATGAATGAAAGTAAGTTGTATTTTTACACTCAATGAATTAAAGAAGATTGTACCATCAATCACAATTGAGCATTTCAAATCAGATAACCCTAAAGTTAAAGAAGCTTTGGATAAGTTATTCTTTAATCTAGGCTGTACGTTACCTGATAAAGTTGAGATTGATGAAGGGCTACTTACAATCAATAGGTTCAAGGAGGAAGATGATAGTCCTCGTATTAGTTGTTTTGAGCGAGTTGACGAGAACTGGGTTAAGACTAGGTTTGCTTCACATCAAGTACGGTGTTTAACAGATGATGTAAGTATGATGCGTGAGATGGATGGAATTACAAACCAGCGCAGTTTTGACGTTTGTAATGGGATTGAGTTAGTTTGATTGGTTTAGAAAATAGAGGAAAGGATTAAATGCAAAAGAGTGATTTACAAACAGAAACAAGTAGTTTTGTTGACCGATACCCACAGTTTGTTGAGGCTATTGTTAAACAGAAAGAAGACTTGTTTTGGACAGAAAAAGAGATTGATTTAAACAAAGATAAGCACGACTTACGGAAGAAGCTTTCTCCTGCACAACGACATGCTGTATCGTTCAATCAACGACTATTCACTAAATATGAAAGTGTAATTGGAGTGGATTACTGGGCTAATATTGTTCTAAAGCGTTACAAGCGACACGAAATTCAACGTATGGCTGTATGCTTCTCTGATGTAGAGATGAACATTCACTTCCCCTTCTATCGTAGAGTGAACGAAGTGCTAGGCACTCATAACGATGAGTTTTATCAGTTGTTTGAAACTGACCCATTGTTAATTGATCGTGTACAGTTTATGCACCAATTAGTAGGAGAGAAAGATTCTCTAGCATCAATGGGTGGGTTTGCTTTCATGGAGGGTGCTGTGTTGTTTACAGCTTTTGCTATGATTAAGTCGTTAGGTGTTAAAGGTCAAAACTTCATGCCTAACCTGATTGCTGGTATTGATATGTCTTGTCTTGATGAAAGCCATCACTTTGAAATGGCTGCTGAAATCTTTAAGCTACAAAAGAAGCAAGAGAAGCGCAGTAAGGAAGATTTGAAAGAGTTAGAGGAAAAGATTTATAATCATGCTCGTAATGTTTTAGAACATGAGAAATTGATTATTAAAGCTATGTTGAGCGAGGGAGACATTCCTTTTGCTTCATATGATGATTTAGTTGGGTTCGCTTCTCATCGTTGTAATCTTGTTCTACAAGGTTTAGGGTATAAACCAATCTTTGATGAAAGTACAGATACAATTAGCGAATGGTTCTACTCGTCTATGAACTCGTTTAAGTTTAACGACAATTTCTTTACTCGTGGTCGAAACTACAAGAAGGAATTTACAGCAAAAGACTTCGATATTTTTACAGATGGAAGTTATAAAGAAGTTTTACAAAAAGTTGAGGAAAGTGTTTAATGAAAGTTCGTAATTTCAGTAAAGAACGTAAAGAGCTACAGAAGCAAGGTTTAGCTCCTAATTGGTTAACCACACAAGGTTATCAATTGTTAGCAACAAAGTATTTAAACGGAGGAAGTAAGTCTCCTGCTGATCAATACCGAAGAATTGCGAAAACTTTATCTCAATACGTTGGTGATAATTACCCTGAATGGTGGAATGAAATTGAATATTGGAAAGGTAAGAGTTGGGAAGATGCTTTCTATTCAATCTTGTGGGATGGTTATTTAAGCCCATCGACACCTGTACTATCTAACACGGGTACAAACTTAGGTCAATCAGTATCTTGTTCAGGTACTTATGTTGGTGACAGTGTATATGACTTTTATGAGAGTCGTTTACAGAACGCCTTGTTAAGTAAAGAGGGTTTTGGTACATCAACTTATCTTGGTGACATTCGACCTCGTGGCAGTGCTATGAAAGGTGGTGAAGCTTCTGGTGCTCAACCTGTAGCTGAGATGTTTGTAGATGATAGTAAGAAGATTTCACAAGGTAGTGCAAGACGTGGAGCTACCGCATGGTACTATCCTATTGATGGTGGAGATTTCAATGAGCTTGTGCACTATTTAGAGACAGATACAGATGGTAATAATGGCGGTTGGTGTTTAACTGATGCTTTCAAAGAACGATTAGAGAGTGGTGATAATGATGCCGTTAATCGTTGGGGTCAAATGCTAACTTGTAAGACGAGTGTAGGTAGCGGTTATCAGTTCTTTGTTGATAAAGCTAAACGACAACGACCACAAGCTTATGTCAACAACAACCTAGATGTTAAGGCATCTCAGTTGTGTACCGAAATCACGTTGTTCTCTGACCAACAGCACACTTACACTTGTGTATTAGGTAGTGAAAACTTACGGTTGTGGTACTCTCGTCCACCGATGTTATCTTTCATTAGTGCAGTTTTCTTAGACTGTGTTTGTGAAGACTTTATTCAAAAAGGTTCTGGTTTAAAAGGAATTGAAAAGGCTATCCGTTTCACTAAGAAAGGTAGAGCGTTAGGTTTAGGTACTATGGCTTTCCATACCTTGTTGTTGGATAGTAAGATTGTTTATGGAAGTTTAGAAAGTAAACTTTTAAACCATGAAATCTACTCAACAATACAAGATGAAGCTACACAAGCTTCTAAGTGGTTAGCTTCGTTGTTTGGTGAACCTGAATGGTGTAAAGGTACAGGTATACGTAATACTCACTTGACAGCTATCGCACCAACGAAGAGTACGGCATTGATTCTAGGTGGTGTGAGTGAAGGTATTAACCCTCAACCTGCATTTGTATTTACTCAACCAACACCAGCAGGTGAGGTTGTCCGTATTGACCCATCTTTCTTAGAGTTGCTAAAAGAGAAAGGTTTGTATGTTAATGAAGATGACTTAGAAACTAAGAAACTTTTAAGTGACATTAGTGGACACAAGGGCAGTATCCAACATCGACCTGAGTTCACAGCAGATGAGAAGGCAGTGTTCCGTACAGCATTTGAGATTAGTATGTACGATCATATTGATTTAGTTGATTACCGACAAAAGTTTGTTTGCCAAGCTCAGAGTTGTAATCTGTTTATTGCTAACGCTACAGGTAAAGATATTAGTAAGATTTATTTCTACGCTTATGCTAAACCTAATATTGTTAGTTTGTACTATCATACAGGTTTACGTGATGCTAGTATTAAGACTAGTTTTGAACCCGTTTGTAGTGTTTGTGAATAATTGAAAGGAGTAGATAATGTTTAAAGTATATGGTAAAACAAACTGCCCAAGTTGTACATCAGCGAAGCAGTTATTAGAAACTAAAGGTTGTGAGTACGAGTACCTACTATTTGGTAAGGACTACGATCTAAGTAAGTTTGTTCAGATTAATAAAAACCACAAGACAATGCCTATGATTACCAAACTGGTTAAATATGATGGTGTTGAGATGGAAGAGTATATAGGCGGGTTAACCGAGCTAAAAGAAATACTTGCTACTAAATATAGTAAATAACAAACAAGAGAGAGTGACTTAGGTTGCTCTCTTTTTTATTGAGGAGCGTAAAACCTCGGAGTTTAGTCCGAGGATATAAGCTACTAATTTAAGTATTAATGTTGCATTATTTTTAAATATCGGTTAATATGGTCTTGTCAGACAAGGCATATCCTGAAATTCGGTCATTACTTGGTTTCTGACATTTCCATTAAGGGCTAAATTAATCTTTTGGACTAGAGGTTTGAATGAAAACACTAAAATTACGCATAAAAGACAAACATAGTAAGGTGCTAGACCAATTAGCATCTGAGGTGAACTTTGTCTGGAATTATGTAAATGATTTGGGTTTCAAACATCTAAAAAGAAAAGGCGAGTTTCTTTCAGCATACGATATTGCTAAATACACGAAAGGCACATCTAAAGAATGCAATCTGCATAGTCAAACTGTTCAAGCGATAACAGAAGAATTGGTTACTCGAAGAAAGCAGTTTAAAAAAGCAAAGCTAAAATGGCGGGTGAGTAATAAGAAGTCTGCAAGACGTTCTTTGGGTTGGATACCCTTCAAAAAGGTTGCAATCAAATATGCTGATGGCTACGTGCAGTATGGCAAGCATCAATTCAAGCTATGGGATAGCTATGTTCTAAGCAAATACGCTGTTAGAACAGGTTCGTTTGTTGAGGATAGTCGTGGGCGTTGGTATGTGTGTCTTGTCGTGGACTCACCTAAACAAGACAAACCAATTGCAACTAAATCCATTGGCATTGATCTAGGCTTAAAAGATATTGCTACCTGTTCCGATGGTACTGTAATTTCAAACCCTAAATTCTATCGAAAATATGAGCAGAAATTAGGGATTGCTCAACGAGCAAAGAATATGAAGCGTGTTCGTGCATTACACGCTAAGATTGCAAATTGTCGTAAAGACCACTTGCATAAAGCAAGCACCATGCTTGCTAAAGAAAATGCACTGATTGTTGTTGGCGACCTGAGTGCTAAAAAACTTGTAAAAACTAAAATGGCTAAATCTGTTTTAGATACAGGCTTTTCAGCATTCAAAACAATGCTCAAGTATAAATGCGAGAACGCAGGAGTATTGTTTGAAGAAGTCAATGAATCATATACCACCCGAACCTGTAATTTTTGTCGTGGAGATACTGGACCACGTGGAATTAACGGGCTTGGAATAAGAGAATGGGAGTGTCGTGACTGCGGTACAGTTCATGATAGAGATATAAACTCAGCTCTTAACATTCTTGCGCTCGGACATGAGCGTCTAGCAGTAGGAATCCCCGTCCTTTAGGTCGGGGAGGATGTCAATTATCTAAATATTGTGTTATTGTGTTGACAAGAAGATACTAAGTGAAGTATTCTCTCTATATCGAAATAAATATGTAACTAGGAGAATTAAATGAGTAATAGATATATCTACCCATTAGAAAAGTTTAACATTAAGTTAGAGTTAGAGGTGGATGTTAAATACGTTGGAGTTTGGAACGGGATGGAAAGTTCTTTCTTACAAAGCCGTTATGATGAGATGAAGCAAGATGAAAGCTTTACTCAACTACTTAAGGATGTTGTTTTGGGAGAGTTAACACGTAGAACATACACTAACTCTGATGTACACCCTTTCGATGTTATATGTTTTGATGTTGAAGAAAATAAATTAGGAGATAAACAATGACTAATATTCAAGCGTTCATCCTAGCCTTTGTTGTGCTAACTATTCAAACAATAACTTTAATTGTGTTTGGGCTTATGTTTGGTATGCGAGGGGTTGTTGCAACATTCTCGTTATTTGTAATTGTTGATATGTGTCTGTGTGCTGTAGCATCCGATTTAAAAATTGTTAAGGAGAAGTAATATGAAAACATTTAAACTACTAGATTACACAGCACAAGTATTCTACAACAAAGACCAACACTACCCTTTCTGCTTGCACCTATACGATAACTGTAGCGGTAAGCAGTTGCACGTAGGTTATTACATTAGTGTAGAGCAATTAGGTTATATGACTCATTTAGAGATGCTAGATTGGCAATATCATGCTCTTAACCCTGTAAAGACTTTGTTTGCTATAGAGGAAATGAAAGAGAGTTTATATTTGTTGATGCACGTAATGGGAGAAGATTGATGCGAATTGCTTTAATTGGTTCTAGGCAGTTAGAACAGAAACAAGAGTATTTTGAGGACATTAAACTTTGTTATAATGTTTGCATGAGGTTAGCGCAGTTGGGTATTACTTTCACATCGGGTTTGTGTGAAATAGGTATGGATGGTATTGCTCAGAAAGCTTACAGTAAAGCTATTGATCTTGGCTTAGCTAAAGAATCTCAGTTTGAGGTGTATGTTGCTGATCAATACAACATTCGTAGATCAACATTACCTCGTAGACATTTAGCTACTGTTCGTAATAAAGATTTAATCTCTGAAACAGAGCGCATTGCTTCAGAAGTACATCCTGCTTGGGATAGATGCAACGAATGGGCTAGAGGTATGCACAGTAGAAATTGTCATCAAATATTAGGGTATGATTTACAATCTCCTGTTGATGCAGTGGTATGTTGGACTCCTGATGGTAAGATTCAAGGTGGTACGGCAACAGCTATTCGTATTGCTATGAAATATGACATACCTGTTTTTAATCTTGGTGTGTCAGACAAGAAATCTGTGCTAAACGATATTAAAAACTTCTTAGAATCGAGGAAGGTTTGTTAATGAAAGTGCTAACTAAGAACTCTATTAAATGCTTAGTGTGTAACACAATCTTAGAGTCTAAACATCGGCATGACTTTCAACAATGCAATTGCAGTAATAAAGCATTTGTAGATGGTGGGTTATCTTACAATCGTATTGGAGCAATGGATTTAGATTTAATAGAGATTCTTTCTGAATATAAGGAGGTAAGAAATGCTAACACCAAACGAAACGCATGAGTTGTTAAAACTACATGAGAAGTTAAATACTTTAACAAAAGCACTACACAACTTGAATTTAAAAGCTGAAGTGTTTGTAGTAGATTTTAGTTCACATGAAACACAAGTTGATGAAATCAAATCTGATATATTAAACACATTAGATAAGATTGATCAAATCTATACTGTTAGTGTTGAATGGTAAGTGTGTTTTGAACACATAATGGTAAATTAACAAAAATGTATATGATGTATATTATGAGGAGGTAAGTATGGTAGTATTTATTGAATACTTAATAAATTGGTTTATCTTGGTGCTGAGTAAGTTCTTTAATAAACCACCACCATAACGTAATACTGTAACACAATACCATAACACAACAGAAGAGGATGCTTTATAGTGTCCTCTTTTTATTTATGTGTAATTTAGTGGAATTTATTTTAAATATTTGTTGACACAAGATTTGATATTTAATAAGATAACTTTATCGAAACAACAGACATTAGTAAAAAGGGGTGTAGAAGTGGAAAAATACGCAACACAAAACTGTGGTGATATTGTAATCCTTAAATATGCGGATTGTAGAAATGTACTCGTTAAGTTTATTAACACAGGGTATGAGACTGTCACAACTATGAGTCAAATAAGAAAAGGTACAGTAAAAGATAAGACACTACCAAGTGTTTATGACGTAGGTATTGTTGGTAACGATCTGGTTATCACCGATACAGGTGACTTGCCAAAAGAGTACAGATTGTGGGAAGATATGCTCAGGCGTTGTTACAGCAGTAAGTTTCTACAGAAACACACAACGTACAAGGGCTGCAATGTATCGTATAATTTTAAATACTTCCAAAACTTTAAGGTATGGTGTAATGATCAAATTGGATTTAAATATCTAGATGACAAAGGACTCCCTTTCCAATTAGATAAAGACATTCTTGTAAAAGGTAACAAACAGTACTCAGAAGAAACTTGTTGTTTTGTACCTCAAGAGGTTAATTCATTGTTTGTCAAACGTGACAATGTTCGCGGAGATTATCCTGTCGGTGTTTACTACGATAAAGCTAGGAGGAAGTTTGCAGCAGGATATACAATAAAAGGTGTGAGAAAAGGGTTAGGTAGATTTACCACACCTGAAGAAGCTTTCTATGCTTATAAACAAGCTAAAGAAGCTCATATTAAAGAAGTAGCTAACAAATGGAAAGATTATATTGATCCTAGAGTATACGAAACTCTTATGAATTATGAAGTAGAGATTACAGACTAGAATTAATTCTAGTCGTAAAATATCCAACAACTTTGTTGTCAGCTTTGGAAGGACAAAGGAGATGACTTTATGGTTGTCTCCTTTTTATTTATTCTTTTTTGTAGTATTCTTTACAAGAGGTTGTGTATAACAAAGCTAAACCATATACAAACTTTATTGATGTGTTAAACAATAATCAGGGTATTGTTAGTGTAGTACAAGATGAGCATTGTAAGTTTGATAAACTAGATAATGAACACGGTTTATCTACTGTTCAATTAAACTTGTTTGGTTTAGATAAAGTTATTAATCTTCCTTGCACCAAAGTACAAGCAGAGAAAATTAATACAAGTTTAAATAAATACAGTGAAGCATTTTCTAAACTAGAAGATGAACACAAAACCCTAAAAGATTTACTTAAACAAGTAAGTTAATTAGTTTAGTTAAGTAAGGAGATAGATATGAATTACCAAAGCGTTGAGAAACTACAAAGTAAATTTAAACTAGATAAGGGTTGGGAAGTTCTTGAAGCAGGTTATGAGGTTGAGATTTACAATCCGTTTTGGATGGTAGTTGTAGAGCGTGTAAGTAGGTATGATGATGGTTGTGGATACCCATATATCAATTTACACTACCGATTAGGAGATGAAGGTTATCCTAAGTATATTAGGTCTTTCAGTAAACTAAAGAACTGTATTGAATACATTAAGCAACACGGTGTTGTATAAAGGAGTATTTAAGATGAATGAAGATCAAGAAATCTTAGAGTATTTAAAAGGTGTTTTAAGCGTAGAGCAAGAGCTTATGATAGAAGATAATAGGGTTGTATTCTTTACTACAGATGATGGTTGTTACTCATTAGATAAAGACCATAGTATTTGTGGTAATATATGGAACAACTTATCGTTTGAGCATGAAATAGATACACAACACTTTAAATCTTGGAAGCACTACTCTTATGATGAAGATTACCCTGTGTTAGGTCAAGGTGTTTATGATGAAACAGATAACTTTTGGATTGGTGAACAACTAGAATTAAGATTAGATTTAGTTAAGCACTTAGTTAATTGTTATGAGAAAGAACTAGGAGGTCATTAATGATGTCACTAATATTGAAGTGTAACGAGATTAAGTAACACAATAGGGGTATTATCTGTTTAGGTAGTACCTCTTTTATTTAGGTTTAACTACAATTATACTTAATTAATCTTAGTATCGCAATCTCAGCTACGGCATATCAAAGACATACCTCATATTGTGTTATACTTATAAAGACTTAGACAACACACAAATTTAGATGTATCATTACCTTATACACATACGAATGTGTAACTTAAACAATTTAAACAAGAGGAAAACACTATGTACAATTTGCAACACTACAAGTCATTTGATTTAGCACAACAGAAACTAACTACATTTGAAGACTATATGAAACTACTATCTAATCTTAATATTAGTAGAGAAGATAGATGTGAAGATGGTACAGGTTATGCTTGTTTTGGAGGTGTGTACAACAAAACACTCGAACACCATAAAGACGATACTTATACTTGTGTTACCTTAGACGACACTATTACATTTGAAAAAGAAGTGATATTATCTTATTGTGTCTATGAAGAAGATAAACAAGTATTTAAACAAGAACACACATTCATACTAGATAACCTAGAAGAGTTAGATAAGTTTATTAAATGGTATGATATGTCTAACTATGTTGTATCCTATCAAGGTGAGTTATACTACACATTAATTATTGGCGGTAAGGATGGTACTTACATTGAGTTAGAAGATGGTACATTGGTTAAGGTTGAGGAATGATATGCAAGAACAAGACTTCTATAACTACTCTTTATATATTAAAGATGAAAGAGATTATCATAGAAATTGGGTGTTTGCTGTATTTAAGTCTTACTATGGTAAGTGGAACACTAAGAAGCTTAAAGAACAAGGAAAACCTATTAAACCAACACAGGAATATTTAGATTGGCTATATACATACCAAGAGAGATGGGTTAGCAGTAAGAAGTGATATAAGAGAGTTAGAGATACTATCTTTAGAGGTGGTATCTCTTTTTTTTGTTTACTAAGATTAAGAGCAACACCTAAGCATTAGTACACCAACATCTGTAACACACAACAACACTATAGTAGGTTAATACTTGGTCTCTTACATATCTACGCTAACAGTTTGAATACTTTTATCTTTTTATTTTTATAAAACAAACACTTATAGGCATTTCCTTTATAACAAAAGATGTCATAACTATACCTAAATAAGTCTATTAAATTTGTTGTTTTTCTTTATTCTTTTATGCTATACTTAGTTCATTAATCAAATATAGAGGTTTAAATTGACTAAAATTAAAGTGTATGACGCTATCATGGGTAATAACAAAACAGAAAGAATCATACAAGATTTAACAACAGAAGAAAGACCAGTAATTTACATAACACCTTTACTAAGTGAAGTTACTCGTGTTAGTGGTGCTATACTAAATGATAAAGGTGTTCATTTAAAAGATGATCATGGTTATTATATGTATGATAAGAAACACCCTCTAGCTAATAAAAGATTCTATCTTCCTAGTGCTAGAAACAAAGAAGGTTCTAAATTACATAGTATTAAACATTTAATCAGTGCTAAACACAATATTTGTAGTACACATAAGTTGTTCAGTATGTTTGATTTAGAGATTATAGAAATCTTAAAAGAGAATAAATACATTCTTGTTGTAGATGAGGCTTTAGATGTGTGGTCTAATTTTAAACTGAATGAAGATGCAGATGATTCTGATGATAGTGAAGATAAGAAAGGCTACACAAAAACAGACAAGAACATACAGACAATGATAAAGAATGGTTTTATTGAAGTTGACCCACTAGGTCTATTGTGGTGGCAAGATGATAAATTCCATGATGCTGAGAACACATTATACGCTAACGTTAAGAAATATTGTGACCTTAAACAGCTATACATTTCTAATGGTCGTGTTGTGTTTTGGGAACTTAATCATACTGTTTTATCTGCTTTTGAAGAAGTTAAGATTGCTACTTATATGTTTAAATATTCATTTATGAAGCATTACTTAGATATTTATGACTTTAAATATGATATTGAACATTTCGGGTTAAAACCACATGACTATAAACAATATGTTAATATTGTAGACGGTAAAATGAATACTGTTGGTGATAAAAACTACTCATTATCTTACTCAGATTTATCAGGTAGAAAAGATAGAGGCGTTGACCTTTCTGTATTAAAGAATCATTTATACAACTTCTTATATAATCAACATAAGGTGAAGCCTAGTGAAGATACATATTTGTGGACAACATATAAAAAAGCTGTATCTAGTGTATCAGGTGGTAGGTACAAGAAAGGTTGGTTAGCTTATAATACTAAAGCAACTAATGACTTTATTAATGCTGATAAAGTGGCGTACCTTTGTAATAACTACCCATCTACTTACTTAGTTCAGATGGTGACAAGACGTAGTGGTGTTGAATTTGATCAAGATATGTGGGCACTATCTGAAATGTTGCAGTTTATCTTTAGATCAAAGATTCGTATGTTTAAAGATGAAGATCGTATGATTAACTTGTACATACCATCTAAGAGAATGCGAAACTTACTTGAACAATGGTTAAATGATGAATTTGAAGGAGATTTAAAATGAGTAAAGGTTTAAAAATTGAGCATGATAAGTATTACACACCCAATCATGTTGTAGAAGAAGTTGTTAGTATTGTTAAAGGATTAGATTTACCTATCTCAAACATTATAGAACCGTCTGCTGGAAATGGAGCTTTCATAGAAGCTCTAAGCAACGCTTTCCCAACAACAGAAGTAGACTACTATGATTTACATCCTGAACACAATCTAATTAAGGCACAAGACTTCCTAACACTAGACATACCTTATCAAAAAGATAGGTTAATTATAGGAAATCCTCCTTTTGGGAATAGAAACTCTTTATCTGTTAAGTTTTATAAGAAAGCTATTACTCTTGGAGATTATATTGCTTTCATACTACCAATATCTCAGTTAGACAATACTAAGCAGATGTATGAGTTTGATTTAATTTATAGTAAAGACTTAGGTGCTAACAAATACAGCGATGTAGATTTACATTGTTGTTTCAATATTTACAAAAGACCTGAAAACGGTTTAAACGATAAACCCAAAGCACCCGTAATTGAAGGTTTAACTGTAGTTGAGTATCGTAGGGATAAAGAAGACAGTTACCGTAAAAAGGTAAAAGATGGTTACTTTCACTCTATTGGTAGTTGGGGTAACGGTAGTGTTGGTATTACTCCTAAACACATAGGATACTATTCTATGGAATTATACTTCTACAGTGACAACCAAAAGATTATAGATGTGGTTATGAGCATTGATTGGAGAGATGAAGTTAAATCAATTAGTAGTAAGAAACTACCGAAAGGTTTGGCTTTAGAGATTATTCAAAGTAAGTTATCTACTGTTGTGGGAGATTTAAAATGAGTGATTGGTTAGACTACATAGCAATAGATTTTAAGATTAAATCTATTCACAAAGATATTATTAGATTGAAGCAAGAGAACCGTAATATTGGTGATAAGATTAAATCTTTATATGGTAATATTGGTACAAATGCTTTAAAACTGCTTGATTGTAGTGAAACAGCAGGGTACACTTACAATGATCGTGTAATGAGAGATCATACAACGATTGAGTATTTAGAGAAGTTACAAACGATAAACTCTATGCTGATTAATAAACATCGTAGTAAGGTAAAATCACTTCGTTCTGAATTACAAGAATTGAAGAAAGAGTTAAATGATATTAAAGGGGAGGTTTAAAATGAGTAATAAAGATGTTGTAACAAATGAATATAGTTTGTTTTTCGGTGATTGTTTAGAAAGAATGAAAGAGATACCTGACGATAGTGTGGATTTAATTCTAACTGACCCTCCTTATGGTACGACAGCCTGTAAATGGGATAGTGTTATTGACTTCACGTTAATGTGGGAACAATTAAAGCGTATCATTAAACCTAAAGGAGCTATTGTATTATTTGGAAGTGAGCCATTTTCAAGTACGTTACGTTGTTCTAATTTGGAGATGTTTAAATATGATTTAGTGTGGGAGAAGTCTAAAGGAAGTAATTTTGTGCATTCCAAGTATCAACCACTAAAAACCCACGAGAACATTATTGTTTTTTCTAAAGGTGGTGCAGCACAAGGAAGTAAGACACCGATGACGTACAATCCTCAAATGGTTGATGGTGTTCCTTACGATAAAGGTTTTGGACACAATAAGTTGGAAACTTTAAGTTCAGGATTAAGCAAATCCACTTCGATACATTTGAAAAATGAGTCAGGTTTAAGATACCCAAGAAGTGTACAATATTTCAAAACTGCTGAGTGTGAGGGGAGGTTACACCCAACTCAAAAACCAGTAGCATTATTAGAGTATTTAATCAAAACGTACACTAATGAGGGTGAGGTGGTGTTAGATTTTACAGCAGGGTCATTCTCTACAGGTGTTGCGTCATTAAATACTAATCGTAAATTCTTAGGCATTGAAATGAATGAAAAGTATTTTGATATTGGTGTAAATAGGATGCAAGAATCTACTGTTAAAGGAGAGATTAAATGATTGGTGTTCAAGCTCAAGAGTACGAAACATATCAGCAATGGGTTGTAAACACTAAAACTAGATGGTGTTCATTCTTAGTTCAAAGGTATTTCTATGATGTTGGTGTTGTCTTAGAGGAAACTGACTTTGAAGATGATCGTGTTCTTGAACAATATGTTTTAGAAGGGTTTAATCCTAAATCCTTACCGTTCTTCAATCAAGAAAAAGATCAAATTATTGTGATTACTTTAAAGGAGAAATTAAATGAAATTTAAACATGGTGATACTGTAGAAGTTGAAGGTTACTTAGGTGAAGTCATCAAAGTAACGGAATCTTATATTGAAGTATTGTATGGTGGTGAAGCTTTGCATTATTGCGTTGAGAAGTATGATATTAATGATGCTAGGGTTGTACTAAACAATAATGCAAGCCATAAAAATCCCGACAACAATTAAGCTATCGGGTTGAGGAGAGGGGAAACTTTAATAGTTTCCTTTTTTCATTTCTTATTATTGTTATTCTTTATTATCTGTATCAGGATTATCTGCACCATCCACACCATCTACTAAAGCATTGTATAAACCAACACACCTAGCTTCTGCTAATCTATGTTCATCAGCAATTTCTGATACTTCTCGATATTTTGTTGTGCTGTCTTCGAATAGCTCTGAGAGGGTTGTTGTGTAAGCTCTATTTTGTTCTTCGGTAAGCTTGGACAACTTACTTGCATTGTTGGTAAGTTGCTTTGACAAGCTGTTAGCGGAATTACGAGCAATAATAATATCATTGCTGAGAGCTTTGATTTGTTCATTATATTTAACCTCTACTTCTTTTTGTTTAGTTAGTATCTCAATTTCTTTTTCTTGAGCTAGTTTTTGAGCTTCAAGTAAGTCTGTTTTATTCTTCTGCACCAAAGCAACCATGTTACTATTTAGTACATCTTTCTCAGCATTAAGTGTTTTAACATCATTTCTTAAAGAAGTGGCGATAGCAAGTAAAAGGGTAATGATTACAATGTACCAATATTTCAAAGCTAAAGCTAAGAACCCTTTTGTGTATTCCCATCCTTTCTTTAATGCACTTAATATAAGTAATACATTCATAATTATTCCCTCTCTAATTATTTCTTATTCTTAACGTAGTCAATTAAGACTTCACTAATGCTCTTAGCTATTAACCAATACTTCTGATTGAATACTTCCATTTCGTCAGGGTTAGATATAAAGGCAACCTCAAGGATACAAGCATTGTCTTGAACATAAGCTAGACGTCCACGAGCTGAATCTTCTTCTCGAATCACACCTTTAGTACCACGTAACTTCCAACCAGTTACATCTGTTACGGCTTTCGCTAAGCGTTTACCAATCTCTGTATCCTTTTGTGAAACAATACATTCGACACCATTAGCTGTTTTGTTTGCACTAGCGTTGAAGTGAATTTCACAAGAAAAGTCAGAACCATCAATAAGTTTCAAGGCTTCGCTCAATGGAAGATTCACTTGGTTGTATCCGTCACAACGGGTAATAATATCCTTATCTTGTTGTAGGTAGTGCAAGATAGTGTTACGCAATAGCATAGCCATATCAGCTTCTTTGATAGCCTTACCGTCTTTGGTTTTACCAACTGCACCTGAATCAGGTTTGATAGTGTTAGCGTGACCACTTGTAAGTGTAATTATGTATTTTTTACTCATTTCATTTCCTCTAAATTAATCTTTTTATCAAGCATCAAGACCTAATTTCTTACTAATCCATTGACTAATAACATTAGTACCTTTAAAACCTAAGAATCCACCAATCAATACACCTAACTCAGCAGGGAGGTTTAACCATGTTAATGCAAAGTAAATCCCATACGAAAAGAGGCTACACATTAAAGATTCTAGCCAATCAATCTTACCGTTAGCTTTAGCTGTACGGAACACTGCCATTAAGAAAGCAGTTAGGACTGTTGCAGGTAAAAACCAATATTCAACAGTAGTTTTCCACACGTTACCTAAAAAATCTTCCACGCTAAACCCCTTTCTTAATTATTGTCGTTGTAATCTGCTTTCTTTCTAACTCAACTAGATAAGCATTGAAGCAATGTTCTTTCTGAAAGAAGAATAACTTATTAATCAAACTGTGCATAACCTTCCAAAAAGAGCTGACATCTTTACAACGCCAAGCTCTTGATGATATTGTTTCATCTGGAAAACCTAAGAATATTGTGTTTATGAATTGATCAAAACCTATTAATACATTTGTTATGTATCTTGATAATTTCATATTTATGTGTAACCCTCTTTATTAAACACTAACTTACAAGGTTATTGCTTGTTCCCACATCGCATCAACTTGCTCGTCAGTTAGATTGAGTGCAATCCTTGCTTGATCAACAAAAGAAGCAGTGCGACTAAAGAAAGTTGCTCGATTGTAAGCAATACGAAGCTTAATATCTGACGCAATCAACGCTTGAACTTGATCATATAAACCTAAGTCGACAAGTTTAATCTCAAAGTCCATAGGTGAAAGTGTGGGCATACGTTCGCGCTTGATTTGAGTCAGTTTATCTTGATTAACTATGATTACACCGTCATCTGATAAATCCCATGTTTCTGTTGGTGCATCGGGAAAAGTGGTGCTATCTACGATGAAATATTTAACATCTTTTGGAATTGCTTGCGCTGCAATTTCTTCAAGTGGCATTGTTTCAAGTGCTTCGTTTGATACAGTTAAAATACAAACTAAACCGTCATTTTTAAAAATAATTTTCATTAGCAGACAACCCCAATAAAAACAAACGGCGTGTCACTTAGATTGCCAGTGTATGGTGATTTCACAGAGATTCTTACAGCAAGGCTAGTCTTAAGTGTCGGGTTACCGTTAGTAGTTCTAAGTGTAACAATAAGCGGGTCAGCAGCAGAAGCAAGAGTTTCAGAGCACATACCAAACAATGCATAGCTATTAGATGGCATGGCTTTTAAGAAGTTTAGTGTGTAGTCGCCATTTGAGTTTCTAATTACACTTGAGATGTTGCCGCTTGAATTTATTGATGCACCACCTTGGGCGCTAAAATCAACCCACGCCCGACACGCAAAGATTGGTGCACCACCAGTGGCGTTTAAAGCATCTCGCATTTTTTTCGCTGTAATAATATCAGTATCATTCGTCCCCGCTTGAGCAATAGCGGTTGTTGCTATTTTTGCTTTCCCTGCAATAGTTTCTGTTGCTTGAGGGACTAAACTAGGCACTTCAGAAACCTTAGCTAATACTGTTCCACCTACTGTTGTACCATCATGCACAACAACTGTTTTCTTATCTGTATCTACAGTAACTTCACCAACAGCACCAGTGAAAGCATTAGTTTGAGCTGTTGTTCCTCGTCTAAGCTGTACTATCTTAGCCATATATTATTCCTCTAATTTAATGTTCTACTATTTTGTTTTACTAATTTGTTATCGTACTATCTGTTATTAATCCACAATCAATTGTCATAGATATTGTTCCATCTGACACTAATCCATAGTTATCATCAATCCAAAAATCTGCATCATATTGTAGTAGTGTATTTAAACTATTAATAAAGTTGTTTGATGATGTTGTAAAAGCTATAGCACTTGTATTAAATGCTTCTTGACCTTGTGATCTATTATGTGGAACAGATAGAGTAGATACAGATGGTTTGCTTGCATCTGTATTAACTACACCTTGATATGCAGAAAAATCATCAAGCCATGTGGCAACAGAATTTACTAATGTGCTTCTATTTTGTAGTGCTTCATATAAAGTGTCTATACTACTTACATAAGTAATACCTGTTCCTGTAGCTGTTCCATTAAATGTTGGAAAAGATGGGACAGTTGATATAGGACTACTTAATAATCCAAAATTAAACTTATTCCCTTTAATAAGATTTACATCTGTAATAAATAGGTTTGTTTGTGTTTGAAATGAAGGTAATGCGGATAAAAATAGAGCAGATTCGTTTACAAAGTTTACTGGGTCACTAACCCTTGATGGTGCAGATGGTAATGGTGTTATTTGTCTAATAGTCATTAAATTAACCCCTCTACTCTTAGTGAGCATTTACTTACTGTTGGGAATGCAATTGTTGCTTTAAATTCACTGTAAAACCCATAGACAACTAATTCATCCATACTCTCATTACCGATAAACACACAAGGTACAGAATCAATATCAGAGAAGAACCTTTGTATTTCATTTAATTTATAATTATCTATGTCAATGTCATATTCACAGTATTTACTATTTCTTCTCTTTACTACTGTTACATTACCAAACTCATCAACTTCTTTTCTTGAAAAAGATTTAATACCAATTGCTGTATTATAGTTTGTTCTTCCTACTACTGTCTTCATCCCATACACTACTTCACCAACTTCAGCTAGAGCACTACCAGACGATATAGTTACAGTTATTGTAGCTGTTGGATAAGACGGCATATCTAGGAAAGCTGCTGTTGTCTTTTTATCAGAAATAGTATTAAAGAAATACGAATAATAGTCTGTGATGTATTCGTTACCAGATAGTATTATAGTTTGATCATAAACTACTCCACTAATAGAATCATTCATAACAACTCTTACCGATGAAGCATTTACATTTAATAATATTAAACTATCTACTGACTGACTTGGTGTTAATGTAAATGTAATACCACCGACCCTACTAGATACGTTAGAGATAACATTATCAAACATCCTCCACCTATTTGTATAACTAATATATAGCCAGTTAGTTATATCTAAATCTGGAGTAGTTGTACCAGCACCAGCGACAACCCTTTCGTATATTTTATGTTGGTAAATAACTCTAGCTAGAGCAGCATAACTTGTACCAGATACCCAAGTAGAGTATTCATTCTCTAAAATATTACTTGAAGTTAATATAGCATCTGTAGTTACTATGCTCTTAATAACTTTCATTTAAAATCCTCTAATTGTCATAATTATCTAATATAAATCATAATTAAAATATAAGAGGGTACGAATACCCTCCACACTTGTTGTTCATTATACTACAGTCACGTTAAGTTTAGGATCACCAGTTTCTTGAATAACACCAACCATAATACGGTTTCCATCATCCCAACGCTCTGTACGAGAGTCTATGTTTTGTGTAAACTTAGCAATAGCGAATAATCCAGCTTCTAACTTCTCAGATAAGGCATCTAAACGAGCATCTGTAGAATTATTAACTGTTTCCACTGTTGGTGTAGTTGTCCCTGTTGTAGTAGATGGTTTAAGGTCAGGACTAATCGAAGTACCTAACCCTGATTCTTGTATATCAGCTACAGTAGTAGCAATACCTTGAATGAAAGCTAAGTCCTTAGCATAATCACTACCTGTTACAGAGTACAACTTACTCATAGACATTAAGTCTTTACCAATAGAGATTAATCTATTAGCAGCTTCCGTATCACCTTGTAAGGCTAATTCAGAGGCTTTATTAAACTCATTACGTAAGTAAGCTAGGTTACGTGGTTGTTCTGTTTCACCTCTTGCTGCTCTAGCTTGTTCAGCTAAATCACGTAGAGATTGCACAAGAGCATTCACGTCACTGTTTGCACTATCCAAAGCATCTTGAAGATCATTAAACTCAGGAGCTAATGCAATGATTTGTCCATAAAGTTTTTGACCCGCTTCTGTAGTAATATCAATACTACTTACTAGGTTTCTAAATGCTTTCACATCAGCAGGTAATTCCTTACCAAAGATAGCAAACTCATTTGTCAATCTACGTGTCAACTCAGCAGCTTGTTCAGCAGGAGATAACATTTCAAAGTAAGCATCTAAACCACTAGCTAAACTATCTAAACCACCAGCACCAAGAATCATTGAAGATGTTAAGTAATCAGCATTCTTACCTGTCATGAACAGTTGATCTTGTAAGTCACGTAAAGTTAATACAAAATCTGTAAGTTCTTCAGCAGTACCATCAAACGAATTAACTAAATCATAGAAACCACCTTTAATGTCTTTCGTACTGTTGTTTAACAACACAGATTGACGGACAATCTCAGCAGCTACATCACCTTGTTTATTCAAGATGTCTGTATACTCGATAGCTGTTACGTTTAAACGATCTGTAAAGTATTTAGCTTGTTCTACACCAGTTGCAACTTTGATCAGCGTTTCATAATAACCTTCACCTACAGTTTGGAAGTCTTCTAAACCAGCAAAGGCTTGTTGAGCTAAACTATCAGCAGCAGCACCAAAAACAGCTTCTAACTTCTCTTGGATTTGCTCACCGTTTAGACCTTTGAGATCGATCTTACCGATGTTGATAATAGAGTTCTCTAACTTAGTTTTAACTTCTTCATTGTTAGCTCCAAGTATATCTGTAGCAGAGAGAATAGAATCGTAGAAACCACTAAAGATTAGTGTAAACTGGTTCTCTAACTCCTTATTAGCACTAGCGTACTTGGTTTTATTCTTTGTTGATGTTGTCACACCTAATGTTTTCTTCTTGACTTGGACGTCAACATACTCCATAAGATTGAAACCATCATTTAGAATATTACCTAAACTTTGTGCTCCACCAAATAAACCTTGTCCTTTAACTGTTGTCTTAGTACCAAACAAACCACCTATTAACTTACCAACGGAGCTAAACAAACCTAAAGATAACGTGTCAAATAGACCTAAAGATAGTGTGTTCAGTGTACTAAAGGTCTTTTCAATCGCGCCTCCGATCATATTTTGGTTGAAACCTTCAACAATATTAAATCCTTGTCCTGTTTCTTGACGTAGGATTAAGTTAGTAACACCGCCAATACTACTTTCAATGTTTCTCAAAGAGCGTAACATTGAAGAAGTTAGTGGAAGCATTAGGTCACTGTTTTCAGATAACAAGTCAATCGAGTTAGCAATACTAGCTGATTGAGCTTCTGGATCACCAAACACTGTACCTGTACCTTGATTTGATGTATCAACGTACTCACCACCGCTACTACCACTACTACTAATAGCAATACCAAGACCTGCCATCAAAGCTATCATTGCAGCAGCACTAGCAAAACCAACAGGAGGTGGGGCTTGAGCAGCAGAAGCTACAGCACCTTGAGCTTGAACTACGTTTAAACCCATTTGAGCAGCAATCTTAGAAGTGACGCCACCTATGAAAGTGATCATGTCCTTCGCATAACCTGCAACTTTAATAGCTAAAGTCTTAATAGTGTCTTTCTTTTCCCAAAGAGCAAAAGCAATCTTAGAAGCTTGGTAAGCTTTCTCTAAACCACTTACAACTTTATAACCTTTACTTTCCTCTTTGAATAAAGATTTAGTAAGAGCTAACCCAGATGTAATGGCTTTATCCGTTGCTTTCTTCTTATCGTTAGCTTGCTTTTCAGTCCGTTTACCTAGCTCTAACTCTCTATCTGCTGTATCTAAGCCCATTATTTTAGCAGCATTTATTTCTTCTGTAAGCTGTTTGATTATCTCTCCACCTTCAGTAGTAGTACGAATTAACTCATTCATACCATCTAAAGCAGATTGGAAAGGATTACCAAAATCACCAAACACAGAGAAATCAACATTACTAAAATCACCTAAAGGGTTCTTCTGTTTAGCTGATTCTTCTGCTAACTCTTTAGCAATCTCTAACAACTGCTGTTGTTTAGCTAACGCACCAATCTGAACAGAATCCCTTGTTGAGTAGTTGCTAACTAAAGTCTTAACAGCATCACTTTCATCCAACGTAGCAATGTAAGTTTGACGTTTAAGCTCTGCTAACTCTTTTTCGTAGTTAGTCAATTCTTCTGCTTCAACCAAAGCTTTAGCTTGTGAAGGAGACAGAGTAGGGTCGCTAGCTATTTTGTTAGCGATTGCCATGTTCTTAATCAGATTAGCATAACCACCTGCTTGAGCATTGACATAAGCTACACGTTGCTTCTCAGCATTAGTTAAAGTTAAAGTCACTTGTCTTTCAGTTTCTTTATCTTTTAAACTCTTCTGTTGCGCAATCATAAGCTTCATCAAAGACTTTTCAGAATCAGATAAACCTTTCTTCGTAGCTTCTAAACGAGAGAACGTAGCCCGTGTAGTTGCTTCCTCTAAACTAATACCATCTTTCAGCATTTTGTTAATGCTTGTATACCAAGATAGTTGATCATCTAAAGAGTAGTGCTGTGCATACAACTCATTCGTCATCAGTTTTTGTAGAGCTAGTAAACCATCAGCATCTTCTCTAAATCCTGCTTCAGCTAAAGCACGAGATTGAGCATAAGACGCACCTTTCTGTTGAAGCAAGATTGCCCTAGTTTGAACATCCTCTTCTTCTGATAGCGTAGCAAGGTATTCAAGACGTTTTTGAGTTTGTTGAGCTAAGATAACTTCTTGAGCAAGCATAGTGCCTGTGATATTCTCGTAGTAATCTTTAGTTGCAGCAACTTTAGCAACTTCAAAATCTACACCTTGAGATAATAGCTGTTGGATACGTTGAACATAGTTTACTTGGTCTTCATAACCCGCTAAAACGTCTTCACGCTTCTTCAACAACTTGTCTGAGGCTTTATCTTCATCTTTACGGGAAGCTGTTAAAGCAGAGATTCTATCTTCCTCAGCCTGAGCTATCTTAGCGTAAGGAGCTAAACTTGAAGCTTGACTCTTCTTACCCAACTCAATTTGTTGTTGCATCAATGACAAAGATTCTTTAGCTTTATCTAAATTACTCTGCATACTTTTTGCTTGAGGGGAAGCTTTATCCATACCACTAAGCTGTTTGTTAAGAACTTTAATCTTATCAGATAACTCAGTTGCTTTTTGCTCTAATGGGTCAAATGTAGCTCTGACACTTGTAACTACCTTACGAGCGTAAGACTCTTCCAAGTCAAACTTTTGCATGATATTTAAAGTGTCTCTACTATCTTTAATAGCTTTCTTAAAGTCCTCTGTCATCTTGTTAAACTTACTACCAGCAATGACAGCTTCTTCACCTAACTCTTTAGTCTTATCTTTAAGACCGTTGATTGCAGGAGTAGCATTTTGTGCTTCATTACCTGCAAGCTTAACACCTGCACCCGCAGCATTAGCTGATGTTTCAAGAGTTTTTGCAGACTTAGCTGTTTCGTTGTAAACATCTTTCTGTTTCTTAAACTCCTCAACAACATCTGTAGGCGCACCCAACTCTAAAAGCTTTCGGTAAGCTGTATCATAATCCATCAAACCTTTAGTGGTTTTATTGATTACATCATCCAACTGCTTGTTGTTCATCTTACCTTGCATTTGACGTAATTGCACGTAGCTGAGAAGTACACGGTTTACAGTGTTTGCTTGCTCATCTAACTTTTCATTTACATCTGACATAGACTTGATTAACGAAGCTCTAGCATTCTTCTGTTGCTCTGCATTAAGTTGTTTGAAAGAGTTAGTAGTCATATCTGCATATTCGCTAGATTCAACTAATTTCTTACTTGCTTCAGCAGCATTATCTCTTAACAATAAGTATGAAGTTGCTACACCTGCAATAGTTAGAGCAATACCTGCCCAACCACCCATGAAAGCGAAAGCTGTTTGTGCAGCTCTACCGAAAGCAGTAGCAGCAGTAGCACCTAAAACAAAAGCTCTCATTGAAGCAGTTGTTGCAGCAGCTAAAGCTGATGTTTGATAAGTAAGTTTTACACTAGCAGCAGTAGCTAGAACAAGAGAAGCTACATATCGAGTAGCAATAACAGTAGCAAGAAGTTTAAAAGCATCTACAACGGTATTGATAGTGCCTGCATTAGCTGAGAACCAATCGTTTATATCCTTACCAAATTGTCTAGCATTTTGAGCACCTGTAAGCATCCCTTGAGCTAAGTCTAGCATAGCTTCACCAAGAGCTTTAGTAATCCCTGCACCTTCGTTAAACTCACCAATAGCAACTAAGAAACCTGTCTTAATAGCGTTAGCTCCCTGCTCCATTGTTACACCTAACTTCTTGTTTTCTTCAATCAGTTTAGGGTATTCTTTTAACAATGCTTTAGAGATAACTTGTGTAGTTAGCATACCAGCAGCAGACATCTCTTTAAGTTTATCTGCTGCAATACCACTACCTTCAGCAATAGCTTTAAGGAAGCGAGGAGATGCTTCTGAGATAGACCTAAATTCATCACCAGCTAATTTACCTGATGCCATTGCTTGAGAGAACTGAATAGTAGCAGATGCAGCTTCCATTGCTGTAGCTCCACCAATACGCATAGACTTACCAAAAGCATCTACAACTGTTGTAATCGCTGCTGTGTTAGCTCCAAGCTTTTGCATAGACGGTGCAAGACGAGAGAATAGCGTAGCTGTCTCTCTTAACCCTACGTTATTCTCCATAGAGAATTGAGCAAGTTGACTATTAACCTTACCTAACTCTTTAGCATCTGTGATATACAACTTCATACGGTTCTGAATAGAAGTGTATTCATCTGCCATTTTAACTGTAGCAACAGCTAAGTTAGTCATAGCTGTCATAACACCATAGATAGCAGCAGATAGAGCAGCGTAGATAGCAATACCTTTAACCTGATCTAAGAAATTACTATGACTTGTTGTAACTTTCTCAACAGCAGGGTTTAATGCTTGTGTAGCTCTTGTTGTAGCTTCAATAGCAGACTTGTAGTTGTTTAATGTAGTTACATCAGCACCACTAACTTCTAAACGAGCTAGACGAGTAGAATCTGTTTTACCATAACCTTGAGATACATACTTAGCTTTAGCTTGTTCAAGCGTAATAGCTTTCTGTCTTTCTGCATTAATTAGTTTATCTTTTGCTAAGGTCGCTTCTTGAGCCTTTTCTCTAGCATCCGCAATGCGCTCATCTTCTTTATACATTTTACGCATTTCTTCAAGCTCTGTGTTTTTGATAGATACACGATCTAAAACACCGCCACCTAAATTCTTGGTAGCTGATTTGGAGATGTCGTCATATTGTTTGCGTATTTTTTCTGTTTCAGATAAGTGAGCTTTGGCTGAATTTTCTACTGCTCTATATTGGTTATTAAGCTCAATAAGGTCAGATTCTTGAAAGCCTATGCGATCTAAAATACCACCACCTAAGCGTTTGGTAGAGGATTTAGAAATATCGTCATATTGTTTGTAAATGTTTTGACCATGTTGTTTGACTTGTTGTTCAGCTTTTCTATATTGGTCATTTAGGTTTTTCAAATCTTGCTCTTGGTAGCCGACTTGAGCTAAAACACCACCACCTAAGTATTTTACTGAAGCTTTAGAAATATCCTCATACTCTTTCTGCAACTTTTCTACTTTCTTGTTTAGCTCGACAGTACCTTTATTTTTACCAAGTTGGGTAAACATCTTATCAATATCGGTAGTTTTTGCACCTAACATTTGAAAGTTAGCCATAATAGACGCTGTAGTTTTATCTAAGCCTTTACCTAAATAATCTCCAACAATCTTTTGCTTTTCTAAAGCTTTAGAGGTTTTATCAACCTCCTTAGTTACTTTTTGTGTAGAGTCTTTAACTTTCTTTTGACTGCTCTCGAAATCAGAAGAAGCTTTCTTACCTTTTGTACCAATGTTAT